CAGTGCCGCTGTTGCCCGCCGTTGCAGTGCCTCTGTCGCCCGCCGTTGCAGTGCCTCTGTAGCCCGCCGTTGCAGTGCCGCTGTTGCCCGCCGTTGCAGTGCCTCTGTAGCCCGCCGTTGCAGTGCCTCTGTCGCCCGCCGTTGCAGTGCCTCTGTCGCCCGCCGTTACGAACGCGCCAACTACGCCTTGCAACCCAGCCCTATGCGCGAAAAGAAAATCAGTTGCCGACTTACGATCCCCACAGTGAATGACGTTGCAGCATCGGCACTTTGATTTGCCGCCACACTCAACGTGAGGCTTGCCCTTGATATGGTCGGCGCAAACTTCAACGATCAGCCACCGCGCATCTTCGTCCCAATTCAGTAGCGATCCGTCCCCGATTCCCCACGGCAAGAAATGAAGCCCACCACCACAGACTTGTTTGCCGCCATCCCAATCGGGAGCCTCAACGTGCCCCTTCTTCGGCCACAGGAATCCGTTATATGCACGTCCCTTACTGTCTACTGTTTTCAGTCCAAGCATTCGCTCGACGGTCGGCGCTGTTTTCTCAGTCGACTTCTTGGTTGTGGGTTTCTTTTTCGTTGTCATTGGTTCTCCTGAATGTCCTTTTTGAATCATCCCGCCCGGTTCCATGAGGGTACTTATACGCTTCTCGTTTTACCGTGTCAAGTTTTATTTTCTACTAGCATAATCAAAGCGTGTTTCCCTATTATTTGCGTCTTTTCGTTGCTCTGTTGTTGATCGGCTCCGAAGGCAGCGGCAATGTTCGGCTCGCCGTCCGGGTGAACCATTCCGCCTTTTCTTTCAACCCAATCAGCACAATCTTTCCAGCCATCTTCAGGTGTTTCGCCGGGCGGGTCAATAATAATCGGGTCTTTGATTATTGAATTTGCGCCTAAGAATTCTTCTGCCATTATCCTCGCCCCCCGTTCTTTTGAACTGCGTTGGCGTAAGCAAGCGCAACAATGGTCGCGCCTTCTCGATCCCATCCATCACGCGCTATCTCAACCAAGGCGATCAAGTGCGCTAACATTCCGTCCGCTGGGGCGCGAGCATAATCAGCTTTCGCTTGAGCCAACGATTCATTTAAAGCTTCTCTGGTTAACATTTTCAGACCTTTCTTTCTTTAGGGCTGAGCCGCTAGGAAACTTCGGACGCGGTTTGCCCTATCTTCGCCAAGGCGTCTATTAAACGGCATGGCATTTTATTGGTGATTGTTACCTTGACTAAAGTTCATTCCGTTACGCCGCTTTCTTTTCGGCGATCAATTCCGCGAACTTGAGCGGCGAAGTTCTGACCATGTAGGCCAGCGTGTTCTCGAAAAAGTCTCCCGCATCCCGCCGGTCAAACCTGAATGTCATTTCGTGCAAATAGGCTTGCAAGTGCTTCGCGCTGATTTTGTGCCACGTGCCCATGATGCCGCGCTTCAGAAGCGAGAAGCTATTCTCTATCGTGTTCGTGTGAAAGTCGCCTCTAACGTACTCGTGGGCGCTGTGGTTGACCGTTCTGTGCTTGCCCCGGTAGTCACCATACAAGGGATTTGCTTCAATCGCGGCCGGGTAGCTCTTGTGCTCATCCGTTACGATAACCTCAACGTCTTTGGCGCTGATATTTTCCTTGATGTACTTTTCGAGGGTGCCAGACTCAATGTCTTTGACGTGAAAGAATCTCAGGCTCCCGCTGCGCTCGCGTAGGCCGATGACGATCTGCTTGCCAACTGATCCGCGTCCCTGGGTCTGCCTTCGTTTCCAGTCGTGCATATTTTTCGATTTGCCGCCCACGTAAGTCTCGTCAATCTCAACCGTACCTGATAGTCCGTCTGATTCAATCTCACGCATTGCAGCCCTGATTCTGTGGCAAAGATACCATGCTGTCTTGTAGCTTACGCCTAACATCCTCTTGATCTGATTTGCCGACATTCCCTTGCGCGACTCGCACATGAGATACACGGTCGCAAACCACTTGACGAGGGGCAAGTGTGAGTCGTGAAAGATAGTCCCGGACGTGACGGAAAACTGATAGCTACACTTGCCGCACCATAGCAGTTTGGGCGACAGGCGCACGGTCACAGGTTCCCCGCATCGCAGACAGACCGGGCCGTCAAGCCAGCGCAGCCGCTCTAAGAGTTCCCGGCAACGGTCATCGGCTGAATATTTCTCACAGATTTGTACGAGGTTCATACTCTCGCTTCCTTGTTAAGATGCGCTACTAGCCGCACGTAAAATTCCCGCGCTGTCTCTTCGTCGGGCTGCGTCCAATACATTTCTCGTCCAAAATGGTCAGGGCCGCGTACCGCCCAAGTCTTAAAATGATCGGTTTCGATTGTCACTAGAGCCACGTTGCCTGACTCTGTTTCTTCGATGATCAAGAGTGTTCCCTGTACCGAGTGGCCTTTTGACTGCCGACGCTTGCGCGTAGCGTCTTCCCGGTCAAGCCTGTCTAGCGTTTCGTGCGTTCTCTGAAATGGTCGTGTCATTTTGCTTCTTGCCCTTCTCACGGAATGATGGTAAAGAACCTTGCGCGAGAAAGCGCATCCCAGTCAACTTGCATCGGCTCGACTCGCGCTACTTCGTAGCCGGTGCCATCAGCCAAAGGAGTCACCATGAAAGCAGAACCTAAAGCATCGGCCAAACGCTCAGCCGGAATGCAGTCCCGCGAACAGCAACGGAAGGTTGAACGTGCGCCCTCGAAACGTGGTGATTTATCTTCCATTCCTAAACCTCAGTTAGTTGCGTCAATCAAACGTGACATTAAGCGGATGATGCGAGCCTAGCGCCACGCTATCGGACAGTCCAGAGTTTCAGCGATCCGCTCGCCTTCTGGCGTGACCTTGAAAATGCCGACGTGGATTTCTTTGACGTAACCGCGCTTCTCAAGGCCGCGCATTGTGGTCATTGACAAGCCCATCGGCGCGTTGCTCGGCATCCGAGTCGTGACGCAATAAGGGCCGTGTCTGATTACGAATTGCAGGAGCCATGTGCTACGTCGATTCATTTTTGACATATAGATTAGTCACGCAACTGATTCATTCGCAGATCGCGTAGCGCCTCTGCAACATCCGAATCAGTGCCACCCCGCCATTGAGATTCGTCGTACTGAAGCCACTCGGAAACGGCCTTGAGGACTCGTTCGAGTAGCCGATCCGGGCCAACAATCATGCCGTTGTCAGTTTCGACGTGATGCTTAAACGCACGCTCTATCTTCTCTTTTAGTGGTTCGTATTCAGCCATTTCCTACTCCTCATTGCGAATGAAATCGCACAAAGCAATTAACGCCGGATCGTTGGTGTGTTCTTGCGGGAAATCTAATTCTGACGAGGAAAGCATGTAGTCGTAATCGTGAGTTACGCCGAAGTCAATCAATTCCTGAGCCGTCCTAATCTCGGTGATCACGTCATCCTTGCCATTGCCCGATCCGTACTTCAGGGAAATGTGATCGCTTTTAAGGTTGAGATAGACCCGCATTATGCGGCCTCTTTTCTCGCATCGCGCAACTCACGAACATAGAACTTGTAGTTATTTGCAGACCGCGCAAACATCTCTTGCTTACCGAGCGCCCCTGCCCTCTCAAACCCATCGGCGCATCCTGAGCACACAAGGTCTGCCTCGCCTTCACAATCAATCTGAGCAATCCAGTAGGCCGCGTTGAACCACCGTTCACACGCATAGCAAAACCGATGATCCTCTAGGTCAAAATCTGGCTCGCCAGCCTTCGCCTCAAGCAACTGAAGCGGTGTGATTTCAAAAATAAAACGCATCTTGCGGTCGCTGTAATATTCGCGGCGATTCATCACGCGTCCCTCCGCTTTGCGTCAAAGCAATCCGTACACTCGACTTCGGTAAAGTCGATGAGGTTTGAGCATTGAGGGTTCGGGCATGGACGGGTCATTGATGCCGACTTCTGCGCCGCTAGTCTTGAAAGGTAAATGAAAGCCACATGAGCGAACGACGAGGAGCTAGTGTGTCCGTCAATCGGCGTCGATCCACCCGGCGCAATCAGCGTGTACACCGGACTCCACGCAACGCGGATCGGCCTTCGGTGATAAGAGCGCAATGCTCGAACTCGCCAGCCGCCCTCTAATTGCTCTGTATGCGACGGCGCTTCGCCAGTTAAAATAGCGCGGTAGCACTTACCCGCCGCTGCCTTGATTTGTGGTTTGGTCATAGAGCCACCGCCTCGACTGTGATTTGGTAGCCGCCGCGAACCTTCTCAGCGCCCCGGCGCGTCTTGTAGACCTTTGCGCCGATGTCGTGGCCGGGGCCGAAAAAGCCCTCAGCATGGAACTCGCCATCATCACAAAGCACAAGAGCGGGGTTTATTGCGCTTCGGACGATGAATCCGGCTTCGTTTGTGGTATTCTTGAGGTTGGTCATGGTCTGAAAACATCCTTTCAGGTTGTGGCTTTAGGCCCGTTTCGGTATCCGCCTTAGCGGGCCTGTTTCTCTAACAAAATCGATTCTACAGGACGATTCTTGTTTAGTCAAGTAAATAATCACCATTTATTGGTTGCGATTGCAGATTGCCGGAGTTTTTGGCTGAGCCCGCTGAGGTATCCTTACGTTCTCGCGCTCTGGTTTGTCGTATCCTTGCGGCCCTGCTATGGTCTGCCTTTACCGGGGATCGGAACTACCGAAGATTAGACAGTCTGCCAAACAGTACGGTGTCCCGAAGGCCAACCAGCCAACCGACGGGGTTTTACGCTGCCACTTGAAAGCGTCATAGAAAGTTTCCGACAAAGTGTTTTTATGGTGGTACGAGGAATCGGAAGGACTTCAGAACGTGCCACCAATCTCAACGTTTTGATTATGAACTGATTTTAGTTGCGGCGCAAGTCTTTTTTTGATAGGCTAAGGCCGCGACTCGCATCCACCGATCTCAACAATCGACATGAGGCCCGTTAGGTTCCTAACCAGCACCTAGCGGGTTTTGTGTTTCCAAAAGAAATATCTTGACTCCGTAAAACAAACCTGATAGCTTACGCTCTCGATGAGCAAAGAACACATTCGCATGGTGGACGCAGCAACGGAGTTGGGCGTTAGCCGCCAACTCTTTCTCCACTGGATCAAGACAAGCAAAATTTCACATGAAACGGTACTCGGAGTCAGGGTTGTAACCCGATCCGCGTTGGATCGTTTCAAGAAGTCTCGCAACGGCGGTGGCTCAAAGAAGAAAAGATAGTCTCCCCCAGCACAAAGAGAGGAAGAGAAGAGAAGATGGAACAAACCGACATATTGCTAGCCGCCTCACTTGCAGGGGCCTTGAGTAGAAACGCGAAGCGGGCCGTTTCGGATAATGAGAACCCGCCGGGCACCCGAGCCGCACGGCGTCGCAAGCGAGTTCGTAATGCGATGGCTAAGGCTTCACGCAAAAGGAATCGGTAAAAGCTAGTTCAAAGGTTTTGAGAGAGCACAGAAGGGGTGAGACTCATGGCAACCAAAGAGCCAAACAAAGAATTTGAGCAAGCATGGATTCAACTCGCGCCCGCGTTGGCTGGATCGGCAACTCTGAAAGAGATTGCAGAACTGTTTTGGCTAAAGGGCCGGTGCGCGGGAATGGATCGTGGCATGGAAGCGTTCGCGATCCCCGCGAGAAAAATCGTCGATGAGGTTCTGAGGCAAGTGGTTCACCAATGACCTTACAAGTCAAACCAAACACGCGAACCGACTATCCGAAGCACCGATTCAGCGTCTGCGCCGATGGTGTTCCTGTCGCATATTCGGATCGATTACTGACTGCGCACCGGGCAAAGATTGAAATTCAAAAGAGCCTCGCAAAGTTGGATCAAAGGCTCACAGAGCGAGCGAATGAACCGCCGCTAACACCGTTACGTCGGGCCTATTGGAACGCATCACGAAGTTAGTTTGAGTTACAGGGGAACGAAAAGGGTGAGAACCAAGGAACCGCCGCTGGTGCTAGATATGAATTCGCTGCACAACAAGCGGCGTCTGATGTCGAAGATCGGCAAGATGAGCGGCCTCTGGGAATTTCAGATGCGCCGGCGCAAGAAGAATCGATCATTGAACGCTAATTCGTACTACTGGGCCGCGTTCATTCCAGGCTGGCTTGAATGGCTGAGAGAGGCCAGCGGCGAACCTTGGATCACGGCAGAGCAAGCGCACGACGCGCTGGTTAAAAGAGTGTTGGGAGCCAAGGAAATCGTCAACAAGGAAACCGGAGAGGTTATAGACGACGCGCGGCCTTCCACTCACGACATGGACGTTACGGAATTTACGCAATATCTCGACCGGGCGGCAGAATTCTTAGCCTCGTTTTGCGGAATAGTTGTGCTGCCTTCAGAGGTTTATTTTGAGGAAAGGGACAAAGGTTATGAGCAACGGAATAGCGACAAGAGAAGCGCCAAAGCTGCCTGAAGCGAACGGAAACGGCCACGGCGCGGTAAGTATTCTTGAGGTAATCGAACGCGCGTCGCTAAATCCCGCTGTCGATGTGGATAAGATGCGCGCTTTGCTCGAAATGCACGAGCACGTACTGGATCGCAACGCCGAGGCGGCATTCAACGCGGCCATGACAAAGGCTCAAATGGAGATGCCTGTTGTTGTGAGTGACAAGAAAAACCTCCACACAAGTAGTAAATACCCCTCGCTAGAAGCGGTGCAGAGGGCCATCAAAGATATCTACATGAGCCACGGCTTCACCTGTACCTTCGCCGAGGATGGTGCGCCAACTGACGGGATGATTCATGTGGTCGGCACCGTGCGACATATTGAGGGCCACTCTGAAACCTTTCATCGCTACGCGCCCGCAGACACGGCGGGGCCGGGCGGCAAAGCCAACAAGACGGAGTTACAAGGCGCACAGTCCACGGTTTCTTTTCTCCAACGCAAGCTCCTTTGTGCAATTTGGGGCGTGACTGTGGCTGATGAAGACAAGGACGGCAATGCGCCCACAAAGCTGATTGACGAAAGGCAGATTGCCGACCTGCAAGCATTGGCTGACGAAGTAAAAGCAGATATTCCTGCCTTCCTGAAGTACATGCGCGTGGACAAGATTGAGAATCTACCGGCGTCAATGCTCAGCAACGCGGTCAAGGCGCTTGAAAAGAAGAGAAAGAAGGCCGCGTGATGGAGCAGCGTTCACCTGAATGGTTTGCCGCCAGAGCAGGAAAAGTTACGGCTTCGCGGATCGCGGACATGATGGCGCGCACGAAGACAGGTTGGGGAGCGGGCCGCGTCAACTACTTAGCCGAGCTAGTAGCAGAGAGGCTTACGGGCGTGTCTCAGAGCGGCTACGTGAACGGAGCCATGCAGCGCGGCGTTGAAATGGAACCAGAGGCGATTACAGCCTACGAATTCGACTCTGACAACACGGTTACGCCGATAGGCTTTGTTGAGCATCCTACAATCCCAATGGCCGGCGCTTCGCCTGATGGTCATATCGCTGACGATGGCTCAGTCGAAGTGAAGTGCCCAAACACAAGTACGCACATCGACACGCTTCTGGGTGGGTCAGTCCCAGGTAAATACATTCTTCAGATTCAATGGCAGCTTGCATGTAGCGGACGCGCTTGGTGCGACTTTGTTAGCTACGATTCCCGAATGCCCGAAGAGTTGAAGCTATTCGTGCGCCGGGTTGATCGGGACGAAGCGAAGATCGCGGAACTAGAAACTGCGGTTATCGAATTCTTGTCTGAAGTTGACGCAAAGGTTGCTCAGCTGAACGCACTTATGCAGGGCGTGACGCCTCTCACGTCCGCGCTAGAGAGTTCACTGGCAAGTCTTGCCGTGGAGGGCGCGTGACCTTCAAAGAACGCATTCACAGAGTCGAGTCCGCACTAATCGCTAAAGCCTTGCGACAGGCCAACGGACAGATAACTGCCGCTGCTAAGTCGATGGGACTAAATCACGGTCAGCTTCAATCTGTGATGCGGCGACACCCTGAACTTGCCGGCACGAGAACGCAGCCACGAGCAAGGCGTCAGTCGATATTTCCAAAGGTGCGCGAGGTGCGCGAGAAGCATCAAGGCGAGTGGCACAGAGAGGCTTTGTAAGAGTTTCCCCGGTCAGCGATCCCTACTGCGATACCAAGTGAGCCGGGGGATGCCGTGTGGTTGGGATCGCTGTACACGGCGCGATCTTTGAAATCAGTTTGCGCAGGTAGCTCAGTGGTGCGTGTCTCGCTCATGCAACTTACGACATGAAGGCTTGCTGACGGGTAAGCGTATTAGTCGAGATGGGAGCGGAAGGCGACACACGGTTCTGGTTGTTCTGGTTTCAGTGCACAAGAAACCGGGCTATAGCAATCAAGAGCGACCGGCTGATAACCGGGAGGTCGGGGGTTCGAATCCTTCCCTGCGTACCAAATGTGGGCGTGTGTTGATGCCACAACAGCGTCGCCAGATCAAATTCTGGACGCAAGGAGCATGTAGTTGTAATGGTTCGATGGAGTAGCGCCGCGTGAAAAGTCACCGTTACGTAAGCCTACCGCACACGCCCACTTGTTCTTTTGAAGTTTCCATGACGAGCAAGCGACACCTGCATGGCTGAGGATTCGTTACGCCTCAGACGCGACTCAAGGGAGGGTAACGCTTCCCGAGATGAGATGTTGAGCAAAGTGGTGTGACTTTGGCCGTGGGAGAGAAACGGCCACTTAATTTCTGGCTGAGATAGAGCAGCCAAAACAAGTGTTGAAATGATTATTTCAGCCACGCCAGTTTTCAAACCACGCCGACTGCGCACTTGCGCGGGAATGTGTGGGCTGCCGATCCGGTTTGATTGCGTGCGTCTGTACGGGGCGGCGTGGCGCGGTGATCCGCCGTATACGATCTACATCTGCCACGACTGCGCGGCACTGACAGCGCGAGACGACTTGAAAGTTAAAGCGGCAGTGGAGCGATTAGAGGCGGCTTAAAGTCCTCAGCAGCTAACAAAGAGAACGAAAGGAAAACAATGGAACTTACAAGACAACAATTCATCGATCGGCTGACAGAAGTGCTCAATAAGTCCTTTCCTGAGGAACAGTCAGGCTTCCAGCTTAGTTCAGATGATGTTGACGCAGTTAACGAAGTTCTGACCGATGTTTGCCATAACACATCATCGGACATCGGCGGAAGAAGCCCGTACGAAGAATAGGTTCGCCCCGCCCACAGGGGAGCAGGAGAAGGGAAAACGATGCCGAAGTTTAGAAAGAAACCAGTAGTGATTGAAGCGATTGAGTTTGATGGCACGACTGCCGGAGCTGTGGCAGTTTTCAAGGTGTTTGATGTTCCGGGCGGCAAGTTCGTGCCGCACTACCAGAACATCGAACGCGGTTTCCTTACTATCCCCACGCTTGAAGGCGAAATGCGCGCCGATGAAGGCGACTGGATCATCAAGGGCGTCAAGGGCGAGTTTTATCCCTGCAAGCCTGACATCTTTGAGGCAACTTACGAGGCGGTAACTTGAGCCGGTTTTAGTCACAAAGGACAAGGTGAGAGGCCGCAAGCGTTCTGCGGGTGATCCCTAAAACGTAAGTTTCATTTTCGAGGTAGAACTTATGACGATTTACAAAAGTCCGGCGTCCTGGGAAGCGGCCGGAAACGGGAACCTCTTAGCGAGGTGCCTCGGATTTAATTCTACGCCTGCGGGTGTTGGATTGCTTCCCAGAGCACCGGGCATCTCGCTAAGGGGTTTTTGATTTTATGTCCACATCGCGCCTTCAAGCCCAAACAGTAAAAGAGTTGGATCGCATCTTTGGTTGTCACGCGGTTCGGGAAAACGTGCGACCCGACTGGCTTAGGAGTTCAGACGGCCAGCGCCTGGAACTCGATGTTTACATTCCAAGTATTCGCACGGCAATCGAAGTCCAGGGAGTTCAGCATTACCAATTCTCGTCGCATTTTCACAAGGACGCTAAAGGTTTTGAGCGCCAGATGGGTGCCGATAAGCAGAAGCGAGCGGTCTGCGAGCAGCGAGGTATCCGATTTTATGAGGTCGCGTCAGAGGGCGATCTACGGGAAGCGTTAGCCTCTATTCGCAAGGTGTCTCCACGGCCCGACTCAAAATATCTTCAGTACCAGCGAGAACAGGAAGATCAATTTAACAAGACCGTGGTACGGCGATACGCAGAGCCGCGACTTGCCGAGTGTGAGCACAAACTGGAGGCGGCGCGCGCACTTCTAGCCAATGAACTTAGTCGAGAGACGCCTGAGACGTTTCATTGCTGGGATACCGCCCAGCCGAGGCTTTATGCCGAATCGTTGGTTGCTAGATGGGAACGCTGCCTTGCTCGAGCGACTAATAAGGCAGAGGCCGAGTTTCGACGCAGGACCAAGCCGCCTCGCAAGATGGCGCGAGTGCGGAGGCGCCAGAACAAGGATTTTGACAAGCAGCGATTTGCGACCGGGCGGAGGCCAGCATGAGCGACGACGCCGTAACTGATCTAACTCGTGGCGTCTATCGTCGTCTCTATTCTGGCTTCACCAAAGGACAACGGATAAACCGATTGACACTTCAGGCTGAAGCATGGTTCTGGCGAGTTCTGGCGACCGTAGACGACTTTGGCAATGGGGATGCCGACCCTGAACTGTGCCACGCAATGACGGCGGGACGCCGCAAGGTAACACCGAAGCAAATATCAGGGTGGTTGCGGGAAATGAAAGACGCGGGACTTATTCGATTCTACGAAGCTAAAGGTGAGCCTTATCTACAGGTTGTCGGATTTGAGACCTCTCAGCCAGCAGGGAAAAACGGCAAGCGAATGAAGCGTTTTCCGTTTCCAGGTGAGTCCGAGGGAATCCGGGTGAATCCGGAATTATCCGGTTCTGCTCAAGCCTCCGAACACACTAACGATAACGAGAACAATAACGAAGACGATAACGAGAATACGTCGCGTGCCGCGACTGCTGTTGCTGTGTTTGACTTTTGGAGAAAAGAGAGCGGGCACGATCACGCTCACTTTACGGACAAGCGCCGGCGCAAGGTCTTGGCACGGCTGAGAGACGGTTATCCGGCGGAGAGGATCGAACTTGGTATTCGCGGTTGTTTGATGTCCGAGTTTCACCAGGGCAAGAACGACAGCGGGCAGAAGTTTGATGACTTGGAGTTGATTTGCCGAGACGGTGAGCACTTGGAAAAGTTCATCGCAATTTATGAAAACGGCGGGAGCAAGAATGGACACAAGGCTACAGCATCGCAGGGACGAGTTGATCAGCTCAGAGCCAACGCTGAATTCCTACGATAAAGCGGTTGGTCGGTTGGTCGTCAAGGGCCGCATCGGGGCAGGGCTGCCACCGCTAACGAACGAGGAACTGGCGATCCATACCGCAGTCTGGGCTGAGATTGTTTTCGGGGTGATTCCCGAGAGCCAACTTGAAAGAGCGTATGCCAGGGCGATGCAAGATAACGCGGACGGGTTTACGTTGACAGCCCCGAAACTGGTTCAGGGCTATCGCTCCCTGTGTGCGTCCGAAGCGTCAGCGCCTCAACTCCCGCAGACCTCTAACCTGCTGGCTGGAAAAGTCTGCAAAAAATGTTTTGGATCGGGAATGGAGCAGTACGTTGAGGGTGGTTATAAGCAAGTGCGCCGATGCGATCACGTAGTAGCAGAGGATGACGACTCTGATATTCAGAATTGGTAAGCGAAATGGACATCAAAAACTTATCGTTTGATCGGGAAGATTTATTGCGGCGCGTGTCGGCGGGTGATCATTCCAAGTGTCAGCACGACTTGCTTGGCACGTGCCCGGTTGAACTGGCCTTAGCCATCAGCGAAACAAGGAAACGAAACGAAGATGCCGAAAACTTGCCCGAGATGTGATGAGTCTGAGCCAGCCGTCGAGTTCGGTATCTGCCGAGCGCGACCTAGCGGTTTCAATCTTTACTGCAAGCGATGCATAAGGGAAAAGATCGCGGATCAGCGAGCCGTCTGAGGCTTCGCCGGATGCTTATCTGCTCAGAGTGCCAGCAAGGATGCTTCACTGAAGCAGAGTTTAACGAGCACGAATGTTTTAGCGCGTACTGAGTGAGGGGAACCAAATGACTGACGAAGAAATTAACGAGCGAGTAGCAATGGAGATTATGGGCGAAGCACGCATTTGTAATCACAAGAAATATACCGACGAAACTGGCGCGTTTTGCGCGCAGGGATGCGAGAATTTTATCGTCCCTTACTACTCAACCGACATGTCGACGGCCATGCAAGTAATCGAAAAGATGCGCGAAGCGAGATGGTCGTTCGCTTGCACATTGTACGAGGGCAGGTTGCCCTATGCGTCGTTCTGTAAGCTCACAGCGGCATCAAGCAGGAATGCCGAATCTGAATCACTTCCCCGCGCGATCTGTCTCGCTGCTCTAGCTGTGGTGGAGAAGGAAACTTAAGAGTCTTTTAATAAACCACGACGCGCATTCCTAGATCGTGGAGAGCCCTAAGACGGGCAGTGAGTTGAATGAACATGAGCGCAAATTATCAAGAGTTTTTAGAGTCCAAACAAGTCGCTGTCGCACCGAGCGGTTTTACGCCCGATGCGCTTTGCTCTGAACTGTTCAAGTTTCAATCTGACATTGATCGATGGGCACTAGAGCGCGGACGTGCAGCGATCTTCGCTGATTGTGGGCTTGGCAAAACGCCGATGCAATTGCAGTGGGCTGAGAGTGTAGCGCGCAAGTTAAATCGCCCCGTGCTAATTCACGCCCCGTTAGCAGTTTCAAAACAAACTGAGCGCGAGGGCAAGAAGTTCGGCATTCCCGTGAAAGTAGTCGCTTCGGATATTGAAGTGCGCGGGTCGGGTGTCTACGTCACGAATTACGAAAAGATGCAGCACTTCGATCCGTCACGTTTTGGTGGCGTGGTTCTTGATGAGAGTTCGATCCTGAAATCATTCACAGGCGCAACGCGAAACATGCTGATTGAACGCTACCACGATACGCCGATGAAGCTAGCCTGTACGGCTACGCCGGCCCCGAACGACTTCATGGAACTAGGTAATCATGCTGAGTTTTTCGGAGTCCTAACGCGAACGGAAATGCTGTCTACGTTCTTTGTTCATGACGGTGGGGATACTGCGAAATGGAGATTGAAAGGCCACGCCGAAGAAGAATACTGGAAATGGATTTGCCAGTGGGCGGTGATGATTCGTAAGCCGTCCGATCTTGGATACTCGGATGCTGGATTTGAATTGCCTCCGCTAAAGATTCACCACCATATCGTTGATGGTAAACCCATCGACGGATTCTTGTTTCAAGTTGAGGCCCAAACCTTACAGGAGAGGCGACAAGCGCGGCGCGGGAGTTTGGAAGATCGCGCTCAGATGATGCGCGAAATCGTAGCAAAGAAACCAAACGATCCGTGGATGATTTGGTGCGATCTGAATGATGAGGCGGATTTGATTGAAAGCTTGATTCCGGGAGCGGTGCAAGTTGCCGGACGGCATACCGACGAGCAAAAAGAGGATCGGATGCTTGGATTCAGCGAAGGGCGCTATCAAACGCTTGTTAGCAAGCCGAGCATTGCGGGCTACGGGATGAACTGGCAGCACTGCCCGAATGTTGGCTATTTAGGGCTTAGCGATTCTTACGAGAAGTTTTATCAATCACTCCGGCGCTTCTACCGTTTCGGCCAGCAGAGCGAAGTCAACTGCCACATAGTTACATCCGAATCAGAGGGCGCGGTAGTCAAAAATATCGAACGAAAAGAATCAGATGCGATGCGCATGGCCCGCGAAATGGTAAGGCACATGAGCGTTTACAACACCGAAGCGGTTCACAGTCAAACGACTCGAACGGCATCAGCCTACAGCGCAGCGAAGCCTATGGCGCTGCCTTCGTTCTTGGGGTAATGATGAAAACACGAACAGCAACAGTGACGCCCGCAGTTATCGATCAGTGTTTTGGCGAAGGGTGGGCCATGTATCTCGGGGATTCGTGCGACGTGATCAAGGGCGTCCCTGATGATTCAATTCACTATTCGATCTTCTCGCCGCCGTTTGCGTCGCTCTACACTTACTCGGCGAGCGAACGCGACATGGGCAACGCCAGAACGCACGCAGAGTTCTACGAGCATTTCCAGTTTCTTGTGAATGAGATTTACCGCGTAACGATGCCCGGTCGGTTGCTGTCCTTTCATTGCATGAATCTGCCTTCGTCCAAACAGAGCGACGGCGTGATCGGGATTAAAGATTTTCGCGGCGATCTGATTCGCATATTCCAAGAGCCGGGATTCATCTATCACTCGGAGGTCTGCATTTGGAAAGATCCGGTCACGGCAATGCAGCGAACGAAAGCCCTAGGCTTGCTTCATAAGCAGATCAAAAAGGACTCGTGCATGAGCCGTCAAGGGATCGCGGATTATCTCGTGACGATGCGCAAGCCCGGCGACAATCCCGAACGAGTTACGCACACGAACGAGACGTTTCCTGTTTCGGTGTGGCAGCGGTACGCCTCGCCTGTTTGGTTCGACATCAACCCATCAAAGACTTTGCAACGCGAATCGGCGCGAGAAGATAAAGACGAGCGGCATATCTGCCCGCTTCAGCTAGAAGTAATTGAGCGCGCGGTTGAGCTATGGACTAATCCGAACGACACGGTTTTAAGTCCTTTCGCGGGCATCGGATCAGAGGGCTTTGTATCGATCCAAAAGCGGCGCAAGTTCATCGGTATCGAATTAAAAGAATCTTATTACGGACAGGCGATCCGAAACCTGACAGCAGCCGCACAACAGAGTGAAGGACTATTTGCAGCTTAAGAAGGGAGAGACAGAGTGGGCGAAATAACAGAAATTGGCTGGACTGAGGCAACTTGGAATCGATGAATACCGGAACGCGGTACATGTCCATCCATGTTATAATGGCTGGATGAAACACTCCAAGCAAACGAAAGCAAAGCTATCTAAGGCCCGTAAGGGCGAGTTGAACCCGTTCTATGGCAAGCATCACTCAGACGAAACCAAGCGCAAGATGGCAGAACGAACGCGCTTGTTCAATCTCACGTCTCGCAAATACGAACTGTCTAAGCAGTCGATCAGAATTCCGCCGGAACCGGGCCTGTCTTATCTTGCGGGAGTCGTTGACGCGGATGGTTCTATTCGTTTTCGTCGAGGGCGTCCGTTCGTGTCTGTATATAACGGATGCGATGACCTTATGCGTTGGCTGGTCAAGCGCGTTGGCGGTCAGTACAAGGCGGGTGATCTTCGCGGTAGGGTTCCTAATTGTACGTGGTCAATCAGTGCCGCAAGAGACGTTTATGCGCTCTGTAAAGCCCTTCTGCCTCGCTTGCTAGTAAAGCAGAGCGACGCAAGAGCGGCAATGGTCGCTCTGGAAAGTAAGTATGGGAAAAGAAACCTCAATCGAATGGACGGGATCTAGTTGGAATCCGTGGCATGGCTGCATCAAAGTGAGCCCCGGCTGTAAGAATTGCTACATGTACCGCGACAAGGCGCGATATGGACAAGATCCGCTCAAGGTCGTTCGATCAAGAACCACGTTCAATGCCCCGCTGAAATGGCCTGAGCCTCGCGTGATTTTCACCTGTTCGTGGTCTGATTTCTTCATGAAGGAAGCCGACGATTGGCGCGATGCTGCATGGGACATCATTCGCAGCACGCCGCAGCATACCTATCAAATTCTGACGAAGCGACCAGAGCGGATCGCGGATCATCTTCCGAGCGATTGGGACAGACAGGATCGTTGGAAGCATGTTTGGCTTGGCGTGAGTTGCGAGAACCAAGAGACAGCAAATGATCGAATTCCGATCTTGCTGCAAACGCCAGCCGCAATCCATTGGGTAAGCGCGGAGCCATTGCTCGGGCCGATTCACTTCTGTGGACTCGGAGGGTGCTGCTCGGAGTATCGGGATTATCCGCTGGATTGGATCGTATTTGGCGGCGAATCAGGATCGGACTTTCGGGCAATGGAAATCGACTGGTTACGCGACGGCATTGAGCAATGCAAAGAAGGTGGCGTCAAGATATTTACAAAGCAAGACAGCGGATTTAAACCGGGTCAGCAAGGGCGCATCCCAGACGAATTGTGGCTGAAAGAATTTCCAAAGGCAGCGTGAACAATGAAACTCTCAGATCGCATTGCAGCGGCAAAGAAAGCAAAGCCGGGTGATCTTTGGAGCAATCGAAAAGGACTCTACACGGTGGAGATCGTAGAGATTCGCAGGATGCTCAATCCTCAGGTCGTATTTAAGAACTTGTTGACTGGAAAGGACCCGGCCAAAGGGATCACACTGTTTGCAGATAAGGTTGAGCCGGTGAAGAAATGAGCGCACGAGTAAAACCAAAGACGATGATCGAATCCGATGCGGCGGCGATGATCGGGATTCATCCTGAGACGTTAGCCAGGTATCGACGCGAGGGCAGGGTTCCAACGTGGCGACAGGTTGGCCGGCTGATTAAGTACACGCCTGACGACGTGGATCGAGCTATCGCGTCTTTCGAGAAGGCCGGGCCTGATCTTGCTGAGGTTGAGCGGACGGCTCAACAGAAAGTTCTGAAGGGGCGCTTTGGTTGATCTGATTCTGAATATCCTTTTGAATACCCGAAATGGTATATAGACAAGTCGATATAGTTTCGGTATAGTCGGGGGCATGGAAAACAACTACAATACAACGCTCGAATCAATGGCAGCCGACCAAGCGTTACTAGTCGAACTCGAAGGGCCGGTCTGTTCTGAGTGCAACAACACGCCCGAAACCGGAGCGTGCTTTTACTGCAAGATGGACTGAAGATTTACATGCGATCTGAGAGGGATGAAAAGCTAAGCGAGGTAAAATTTCTAATCGCGTTCTACGAAAGGCGCGGCTGGGATTGGGGCTTACCCGCTGAATTCCTGCTACAGAAAGCTAACGGCGGGCCGCTGGTTATCCGAACACGAATTGGAGTTGAGAGTGAGCGAAAAACCACACGACAGAGGAAAGTGCGCTGACCTCGATTGCTCGATTTGTGCAAACGGTGAAGATGAGTTTGAAGAATGGGTTTTCGAGGTAGGGCGTCAAATCGAATCCACGCGGCGATCCGAAACCATGTCGGCGGCTGACTATGGAATTACTATCAACGCGAGATAGCAGCCGCATCGTTCCTGACGAACTCTGCGAGCATGTTGAAATGGGCGCTCTCTCTGTGGGCGGTTTTTGTTTCACGGGAAGGCTTGATCCGATAAATGTTGGGATGTGTCAGCCGTGTTTAGATTGGTGTTTAGCGAACTTGGCTGATCCTGAAAAACTAGAAAACCTAGGAGGCGAAATTGAATAAAGTTAAGCCATTTGTGGCGTTCGGGAACGGATACTCCGACGAATTTAAGACGTTCGCGCAAGCAAGGGCGGCGGTAAAAACCAACAAGAACGGAGCGGTTTATGTGCTGGCTTGCTCTTGCGGCGACAACGAGGGATGCAGTTGGTGCAACGGGAATCATACATCGAAAGTCAGCACGGAGACCACGCGCGTGCTGCGGAAAACTGGCAGCAAGTATCGCTTTACGGGAGAAGGATAGACGGCCTTGTCTACCATCAAACAACTAACCTGCCTCCGCTGTGGAAATAAATGGTATCCACGAAGTCCTGATCCTCCTAAGACGTGCGCGGCGTGTAATTCTCCGTACTGGAATCGAAAGCGCGGGGCGGTCAGAGTTGGGCGTCCAAAACTAAAAAAGCGTTATGGGTCGAAAAATTAAAAACAAGACAGGCTGGCGTCTGGGCTACCTAAACGTAATTGAGTTGGCGGGAATGAAAGACGGGCGCACTACTTGGCGTTGCGTATGCGACTGTGGCAGGGAAGTAATACTTCGCACTTCAAATATCCGAAACGATAAGGCGCGCAGTTGTGGGTGCCAAGACGGAGTAAGAAGAACGCTGAAATTTGCCCGCATGATGCTAAAGATTTTTAGGCACTCCCACGAGAAGGGTCAACTACGCCGCAAGCACGCCCAAGACCGACCATTTGAATTAACGGCAGAGGATATTGAGCGTTTGATTTTCTCTGACTGTCATTATTGCGGCGTCCCGCCAAGTAATGCCCGCCGATTAAAGGGCTACCGGGAATATGCGTGGAATGGAATTGATCGTGTTGATAACGCTAAAGGCTATACCCCGGAGAATACGGTTGCCTGCTGCAAGACTTGTAACTATGCAAAAAACAAGATGTCTGTCGATGAGTTTCTCGGATGGCTCGAACGTATAGCAATCCATCAAACCGCTTTGGGTAATATTTCCTTAAGGGAAGCAGAGTGAAACTACTCGATTTGTATTGCGGGGCGGGCGGTGCGGCTATGGGGTATTACCGTGCCGGGTTCACCGAGATTGTCGGTATCGACATCGATCCCCAGCCTAACTACCCGTTTGACTTTGTACGGATGGATTTCATGGACTTGTTCACTTATCCCTATCCGCAGTACTGGCAGGACGCCGACCTGATCCATGCCTCGCCACCGTGCCAGGCATATTCCGATCTCGCAAAGCGGAACGGGAACGAACACACGCACCCGAAGTACATTGAAGCTCTGCGAGAAATGCTGGACTCGACTAACAGGGATTGGGTTATCGAGAACGTCGAAGGCGCTCCCTTGTTTGAACCTCTCATCCTTTGCGGCACGATGTTCGAGTCTTTGCGCGTGTTGCGGCACAGACTGTTTGAGTTCTCTTACTCCATTATTCAGCGAAGCAAACTCGCCGCGCCTTTTCATCCGAAACATCCGCTTGTTTACACTCGCGACAAGCGAAAAGCGCATTACGGGAAGCTGAACGAGTGGGATTCGCCTGTCAGTGTTAATGGCGGCGGCAACTGCTCTGTCGAGGCGGCGCGAGACGCAATGGGCATCGACTGGATGACGAAAGCGGAACTTAACGAAGCGATTCCGCCGGCCTACACGGAATGGATCGGAAGGCAACTACTGGAAAGCGGACTGATACAAGCGAAAGTAGCGTGGACTAAATGGGATGGATCGATCCAAAGGACTGAAGGAGCGTGAACTATGAACTCGGCACTGATTATCTACGCGGTATTTTCCACCAGCGTCGCTGTGTGGGCTTTGTTTCAGCTATCGGTCGAGCGGTCACTGTCTCGCCTTGATGCTCAGTTTCGAGAGAGCGACCGCAAGTTTTATCGCGGATGGGAAAACATTTGGTTCGCTCAACTTGAAAAAACGACAGGACGATTAAGGCCCGCAAAGCCGAAAGTGCGACCAAAGAAAAAATCCTGATATGCCAAAGAAGAAGAAGCGCAAGCCAAACCAAATCTAGGTTGATGAGGAACGGTGCAATCGATCCAGTCGAGGGCGCGGTTTGGCGTGTCGAGCGCAATGAATTAATCGACAAGCGGGCGGGCGGTGAACGCCGATGGGTCGTTGACTTCCTTGCGAAGTACGTCCGGCCTGACAAGGTTGACGGCGCGTATTTGCCTGATGTCGAAGGCTCGCTAAATCCCGGTGAGGTCGTCTGGAATTGGCGACCGTGAAAGCAAAAAAAGGATCGCTCCCCCTACTACGAGGTAGCGACCCTTAAGTTACGAAACGAACACTAAATGGAAGGATAGCAGAATCATGGTTGCTACGCAGTTGAAGTATCAAGAGTCGCTAGAGTCGCACGTGTGTGTGAGTTGTGGCGTTTCCTTTGCGATGCCAGAGTGGTTTATCGACGCGAGGCGCAAGGATAAGCGGGCCTATTACTGCCCTAACGGTCACTGCCTTTCTTATGCCGAAGGCGAGGCAGATAAACTGCGCAAGCAACTCGAAGCGGAGCGCGCGCGCATTGAGATGTTTCGACGTGAGAATCAAGAAAAAGAGCGGACAATAACATCTCTGAAAGGGCAAATCACAAAGACAAGGAATCGTATCAGCAAGGGTATCTGCCCCTGTTGCAATCGTTCGTTTGTGCAGCTCGGACGGCATATGAAAACAAAGCATCCTGACTACACGCAGAAGCAATGAGGATTGACCACTTTGGGAGTCCCTAGCGGTCTCCCAGTCTGTTCGGTTTAGGAAAGGAATTTTAGTGACGAAAAAGGAATTGCAAGCCGAAGTTGAGCGGCTGAGAGGTGTGTTAGCGGGCCAAATAGATCGTGACATGATCCTTAAGCATTTAGGTTACACAGCGGGCGACGGGATAACGATTGCGGTTTCCCCGCCTGAGTTTGTGCGCCGATTTTTTGCTGAACTGTTTATCGTGGCAATGGACGATGCTCCTAACTTTCAAACAGGTTCAGTTCAATTTAAGGCTCAGGATTACGAGCTAACTATACGACGCATTAGCGGCAAGTCTACCGCTCAGGTGTTAGGCGAATTGCGAGCTGAAAACGCTCAACTGCGTTCCGAGTTGGAGCAAACCCAAACGACACCGTAGAGAGGTTTGCGCAGCCATGATCCAAAAAGCATTAGAACGACTTTCAATAGGAGCGATCATGTTGTGGTTTGGGATGCTGGCTGTGTCGAGATGGGGAAGGAAGAGGTTTGAGGCATGATCAAATTTACTGTAGTAGGAATTCCGCAACCAGCGGGTAGCAAGCGAGCCTTCATCATTCCCGGTAAAGACGGAGCGAAGGGCCGTGCAATCGTGACGGACGCAAACCCAAATGCGCGGGACTGGAAGAACGCGGTTGCACAAACAGCAATCGAGTCACGCAATGGTGCTGGCCCCGACTTACTGACCGGCCCGCTTTCGTTCACAGCGCGTTTCTACCGTCCGCGACCGCAAGGACACTACGGCAAGGCAGGGCTGAACAAGAAAGGGCGGGAGACGCCGTTTCCTACATCAAAACCGGACGTGTTGAAGCTAGCGCGCGGAACTGAAGATGCGTTGACGGGAATTATTTGGAGAGACGACTCGCTGATTGTGCATGAAGATATTCGGAAGCTTTGGGGCGAGCCCGCAAGGTGTGAAATCGAGATACGCGAGGTTGTGAATCGTACAGCCTTGGAACCTGTTATCGGCGTAGATTGAAAAGGAGAAAGAGTGACAATTCTAAAGTTTCTACCGTGGGCGATTTTTAGTGGCGTGACGACGGCCTTCGCGTGGCCTTCTCTGTCCGCAGGGATGCGGGCCGGATTATTAATTTTCACGGCATGGTGGATCGCGGGAAATATCGCACACGAAATCTGTGTCGCAAAAAGAGAGAGGTAGTCAACCATGAAACCACGGGAAGCCAAGAAGCGAATACGACTTCGAACAACCATCGTAATTGAGTCTGAGTCTGCGAAGGATTTAGACGACTCATTGAAACAAGGCGCGTCGCTCGCCAAAGCGTTAGTGATGGAAATGTCATGGAAATCCTATCGCCAGCGGGTTATTCCTCCGACCGCGCCAGACGTGCAGATCATTGAAAGCAAGCGAGCGTTTTACGGCGGCGCGTTCTCGCTGTTTCATTTGCTCACCCGAACGGTTTCCGTTGGGGACGAAGTAAGCGGGGCGGACATGCAAGCGATGGAAAGCATAGACCGGGAATTCAAAGATTTTTATCTCAGAATGGAGGAAGGAAAAGAATGAGCGAAATCAACTGTTTTGCTGTCGAGCGACCGTGGGGCCGAAAAGAGCGGTTCATCTTCTGGCTGTTTCCGAAGGACTACAAAGCATTGCCGAAAGCACCGGCGACTCATAAAGATGTGCTCACGGTGCGAACGATCTGTGTGTTCGGGTTTATTGACAGGCTGAGAATTCTTATCTCAGGCCGCACGTTTGTGGAGACGAGGACGGTTTGCGAAAACGAAGTAGGCAACAACGCAACTGCCGTATCCATGTTTGTTCTCTCACCGTGGGATACGGATGACTACCATGACTAGCGCATCGGTTCGCGGTTCTTTGGACTTTGAGAGCGCTCTCGCGGATCTGATTATTATCGCCCGCAAGGAGTTCGGCGAAACCGAGTACGCCTACTATCGCGTCGGAGGGCTGTATCGAGACAGTTTTGAGCGGGTTGTTTCACGTGAAGGGTGGCGTGAAGTCCTACTCAAGATCATCAAGGAACTGCATGTTTGAAGATAATCCGCGCGACGCACAAGGGCGCATTCTGTACTTAGTTGGGGACGTTATGACAATCCCGTTCCAGCGCTACCCCGGCCCCGTGCCCGCCCCTGTTGAAGCGAGGGTTATCAAACAGCACTCGCCAACCTATTACGAATTTGAATGGATTGACGAATACGGGAAAACGAAACGGCGAAGCTTAATCAGAAGTCAGTTACCTTAAAAAGAAAGACGCTCCCGGAACTGTCATTCCAAAAGCGTCCCCAGTTGAACTCCAAAGAGTTCGTGTGTGTTGCAAAGAGAAGATACCACAGAAAACACTTTGGAGAGGAATGAAAATATGAGTGCTGCGATTGAAGTTGCCCCAAAGATCGATCCGACAAAAGCTCTGGCTAATGTCATTAACCAGATCAATCGTCTTGAACAGTCTGAACATATCGTCATCTCGATGCTTTCCCTGCTTTCAGATGATGAGTTAATGGAGACTCGAAACTCCGCGCGCCTGGTCTATTGCTGCGCTTGGAAGATCGAGATCGCTTGTGATGCCGAGATCTGGGATCGAACGAAAACGAACCTTACCAAGAGCGGCGTGAAGGACGTTGACGAGAAAGGAGTCATGGCTGCGGTGAACAAGCGTTCGCAAGAATTGGGATGCGGCGCGAGCACGATTCGTGCCAACCGGCACCTTTATTTGACGTTTGAACCTCTGCTAAGTACTCAGCAGAGGTCACTGGACGACAAAGGGTTTTATCAGGCGGCGCTAAAAGCGGACGATCCGATCGCTAAAATCGAGGAGTGGACGCAGCGCAAACTCGACAACCCGCACTTCCGGCCGGCAGATGCTTGGCGAGAGGTCAACGCTGAAAAGGAGCCTGACGCGTCACCCGATCCGCGCCCGAGCGAGATTGCCGTGCTACATGATCCTGACGTTCGCGCGTGGCTAGAAGGCGACTTGGCAGAAGAGCAGACCAAGGAGCCAATGGTTCCGACGTGCGCGCCGTGGCTCCGCAATATGATCCATGCCAGGATCGGGCAAATCGAATGGCAGTTAGATCGCACGGTCGAGGGCGACTGTCGGATCATCAAACAGGCTGTCTCTGAAACGCTCGGCACTGACGACGAAGTGTTTATGTGGCTACAGGAGCGCAGCTACTTTATGAGCGATCCCGAGTTGGAAGATCGGCTAACGATGCTGGTCGAGTCAGGTCAAATCAGACTGAAACAGGCCGAAGGAAGAAAGAAGGGGCAACGCGGGAAAATGGTCGATGTCTACCTTCCGGTTTACGGTTTGAATGGCGACGATGAAGACGACTGAAGAGAAAATGCGTGAGCCAGCGTCAGCCGAAGATTGCTACGAGCGTGTCATGGCGTGGCGCAAGGCGAATCCAAGGGCAAGCTGGCGCGAGACTTTTGAGAACGTCCCAAATCATTACTCGTCATCCGTGGCTATGTATGGGTCGATGCTCCAAGTTGAAAGGAAACGTGCGCCGGAGGATTTTAAGATTCACCTACACCCGCATCGGCCTGATTTCCACTATCAACCAAGAGACTGAAGGTTGATCTATCGTTGGGAGAGGTAAAATAGAAATATGTTAAGACTTGAATCAGCACCGCTCTTGCAATGGGTGTCTGTCGAAGATCGGAAGCCGCCGATAAATTCAGTGAACAAGCCGCAACCTTATGTCTTGGCGATTGATGCGAAGGATCGAATGAGCGTTGGCTATGCGAGGCTGTATTCAACGGGTGAACTTTGGTGGACGTTTGCGAAGCCGATTGGTGAGCCGACGCATTGGATGCCGTTGCCAAATCCGCCCGCCCGTTCGATTCGAGGGTAGATGAAGACCCAGAACTCTCACGATGGATCGTTGTTGCGAGCCCTAGGACGGGCAGGAGGTTGAGTGATGATGGGGTGTGTTTGGGTGTATAATTCTCCGTGGCAAGTATGCGTCGGAACTACCTCTAGGCGTCTTTGACGTACAGCGCAAATAGCGCGGAGTTGAGGCCGGGGACTTGCCGTAAAACTGAATGACTATCAATTTTAGATTAGGCCCGATTGCTGTCACGGATATAAGAACGTGGCGTGAGGATTTGTGGGACGCGGGTTGGGTTGTTCGCCGCTTTGGTACGGTGCGGGGAACCCGCTGGTGGAAGTTGTTGCTATGGCGGCGAAGCGTTAAAAGAGAATGCGACCAGATAAGCGCAAAATCTGTAAAGTTGGAAGGGGTCGAACTAAGAAGCGGCTGCGACGGCGCAAGCGCGTTCGTTACCGCAAACTGACAACTAACGGAGGCCGTCATTGCCGCTGAATCGTGGAGCATGGTGCTCGTGCCTTGGGAAAACACTCCGGCCTCTCGATGAGGATGTAAATTTGGCGCTACTCCGTGAAAGCCGGAGACACGAAAAAGAGCCGCTTGGGAGACAGGCGGCTCTTACTTTCTAAGGAGAGCGGAAAGGAAAAGGCCCGCGATGTTACTCACGAGCCCTCTTCTGTTTTTTAACGGGGGCCGACCTCCTCCACCAGAGCATTTGAAAGCGGACGCGCTGGGTGCCGCCGATGGAAGAGCCTCCCATCCATTGTGAATTGCGACTGAGGTTCCTCACGCCACGCCACTTTTTCAGGCCGCTGCCCACTTTTGGAACGCGAGACGACTTAGCGACTCTCTCAGACACGCCGCAATTCTACCACGCCTCCCGCCAACCCTCAGAACTTAAACCCGCAAACAATGGCATTCTGAGGGGCATGACAATCTCTGAATACTTCGCGCCTCGGTTTGGTTTTGGCTGGCTTATCGCCTTAATCGTGTTCATTTTGTGCATTGTGCTGGCTGTTCTTGGTGCCCACCTGACTCCCGTGATGGTGTTGGGATTGATTGGGGCTTTGGCGCTGGCACGTCTCACGTAAACAAGGGATTCGTGCAATGGACAAACTTAAGGTACTTCTCGGCTCAAACAAGTTTCGCGGTCTGCTCGTCACCGTGATCGGGTTGGCGATTGTTAAGTTTTTCAAGGTCGAAGTCGCGCCAACGACGATCATGGAGTTTGTTGTGCCAATTAGCGCCTGGCTGATTGGGCAGGGGATCAGCGACGCGGGCAAAGGCGCGGCACAAGTTGAGGCTATCGTGAACACGATTAGCCCCGCGTCCGGGATGTCGCCCGACCAAAAATCGATCACGTTGGACGCCATTAAGAGCGTATAGGATCAAGCATGAGTGACGACGCAATAACAATCGAGGAAGGTAAGCCGCCCTCACTGGGATTTGAAAGCATCGGCCCGTTTAGTGTCTGGAAAATCACGGTAGACAGCTACCGAGTGCCGGGGCTCACGGGTCGCGTAGACGAGGAAACCGGAATGCTTCACCTATGCTTAGATGAGCGGTGGGGCATTGAAGTTCCCAGACAATACGGAACTCAGGTGTGTTGGTTAATCGCGAACGCGCTGGCAATCGGCGCTGGTTATTCGTGTTTTGGAGAGCATAGTTTGATGGGCGATCCAAACAAGTTCAAGTGTCGGGTAACCGAGATTGCTACAGTGCCTGAAATCGAAATGCCGGAAATTACAGATACTGCAAGTTGAGGGCTTTAGTCCGAACTGTGAAAACGAATTCGCCGTTCCGACATAGCGAAAGGACAGCGTTCGACATCCTATTGTGAGGTAACTATGAGCAACGTACAACGTAATGTTTCCAACGCCGCAACCGAATCAGAAATGCTGCGCCAAATAACGCGTGAGTCATCTGCTATTGAGCCGCCTAACCGCCGCGCCTTCCTACGTCTTGCTGGCACAGGAGCAGCGGGGCTGGCCCTTGGCGGTGTAATCGCCCCTATTGGCACTCCTGGCACGCCTACACCCGCCTGTAGCCCTAAATCCGTCAACGCAGAGGTTCAAGTTGCTGAGACTTTCCTAAAGGTCGTTGCTGTCGAACTGCCAAATCAACAGGCATTCATCACCAAGATTCTCAAAGTCACTGACGACTTTAATACGGATTATCAACGCGGCGACTTCGCCAACGCCGGAACCTTGTTTGCAACATTGAGCGGGGACTTTACGCATCTACTCAATGATGTCGGGGTGAACATCAACGCAAAGGTGAAAATTGCGCTGGTGTTGATTGATGCCGCGATCGCGGGGATAGCTGGATTGCTCAAGTCTCAAATCCCAGCGGCAACCCAGGCTGGCTTAATGGCTACTCTGCCCGCTGCACAACAGTCTCAAGCGGCTGTGATTGAGGCGAGAGCAGCACATGCTGAGGCGCTCTTTACGGCGATTAAGCAATAGAGGCGAAGTGATTGGAACATTTCTTAACGCACTCATGGCTGAACACAGCCTTAACACTCGCGGTGCTTTCAGGCATCGTTTTACTACTTTTGAGGAGAAGAAAGATGGCAACTGCACAAGAAGTTCATGATCTCGTCGCCGCAGGAGTTGACGCGGTGAAGACACACTTGGATCAAGCGGCGGCGCGCGTAACAGCGTCCGTTGATGCGCTCAATCAATCAATCGCAGACCTGAAGGCGCAACTAGCAGCGGCCGGGACGCAGGCGGACTTTTCTGACGTAGAGCAGAAAGTTGCGGACTTGCAGGCCGAGGCTGATGCAATCGCGCCGTCCGCGTAAGAAACGAATCTCAGAATGAGATGCCCAACGTGCAACCACAGCAACAAGAAAGAACCGGAGGCGGTTCACGTTGCGGGGCAATGCGAACGGTGCAACTGCGGATCATCGGAGATAATCAGGTGCACGGACTATTACTATCGGCCCTTCGATTACGGGGCCAACGTGCATTTATGGGCCGAGCGGTTTAGCCATATCGTTCGGCCTCAAACCAGAGCAAGATCAGGAGGCGGATACTAAAAATGCCACACGATAAAAACGGAAATCTGCTTGAGGTTGGTGATTTAGTAGGCATTAAGGCTGTTGTCACCGCGATTCATGCAGGCGAAGAGTATTGCAACCTATCGCTGGAAACCGAAGAAGTGATGTTTCCGGGCGACAACAAGACAGCTCTGTCGCTGAACGCTAAACAGGTGAAGAAGGTTCATCAAGCGGAGCTTCTGACTTCTACAAGCTGAGATGTGGGAATACAGCTTGTTAAATTGAAGGGCGTGTCGCCTTGCAGGTTAAGCGCCCTATTCAAATCTGAGGTAATACGAGTGAATGAGCGGAGAGATCGACCCGACTGCGAATGTGATCGCACTCAACGAGGCCGCAAACAAGCGGCAGGACGATTTGCGTCAGGCGGCAGAAAAGCTCACCGACTCCAAGATCGCAGATCTTGACAAGCGTATTACAACCAGCGCGAATCATCAGCGAGAACTAGCGAAAGCTGAAGCTGCGCGACTAGACTCGATTAGAGCGGTAGACAGGGAAGAATTGGTTAAGACCGCGCGCGCCGTGGTTGATACGACAGAGGCTATACGCAAGCAACAAGAAGCCACGACTAGCGAGCAAAACAAGCGATTGCTGGCATTAGAGTTGGGACAGTCAGCATCGGGCGCGGGCACCGCAGGCGAAAAGAGCGGACGGCTATCACAGCAAGACTTGATCAAGTATGTGATCTATTTGATTTTGGCGGCAATTCTGATTGCAGGCTACTTGAAAAAAGGTTGAAAGAGGTGAGGCCACGCCCGAAAACGTGACCTCGACCGTCCATAGCCCGAGTTGGAGGGCAATACTGAAACAAGGAAAGATGTCGAGGATCGCAACCCTTCAATGAACGCTGATTTTGTAAGATTGTTCGCATGAGTCATCCAGCAACCAATGTACGACTTATTCGCAGCATGCCAAAAATTGACGCCTCAAAAGGCTTGCTTAGTTTCCTGCAACGCCATTTTTCGCCACAATCGGAGGTGCAGATGGTAGCAGCCTCGCAATCGAAGGGGATCTTTCTTCCCTACCCACTGCTCGGAATCGTAATGACAATCGGGATTGTGGCCCTAAGCGGCATCATCGCGCTGGAGGTCCAAGTGTCAAACTTGAGCACTCAGATTCTTTTGAGAGATGCAGACCAACGAGCGGCCAATCAGATTTCATCCGACAAGCTTTCAACGCTTGAGGTCTATCTACACAATGACCGAGAGCGAATAATCAAGCTTGAGGCTGAGAAGGAAGTAATAGACAGAAAGAGGTAGATACGATGCCCGACCCCGAACCGCAGCCTTGCCCCGCCTGTGACACGAAAATCATCCTAAATGGCGACGTGACGGCCCGCGTTCTCGATTCGATCTGTGAGCGTATTGATAAGTTTGTCGCCGATGGCCACAAGTTCCCTGACGCGCTAAAACTTGTAAACATGGCAAACAAGCTAGAGGATGATGCCTTTGCTTTCGCCAAGGAAGTAATGAAGCAGATCGGGTTTCAAGGGCCGTGGCCAAAGAGCATGAGTTAGAACGGCGTGGTCATCGTGCGCTCAATAGTCCATCCGCGCCGAAGTCGAGACGAGAGAGAATGAGAGTTGACGCCCATCTCGACCGCCCAATCATGAACTACTTGAGTCTTACCGTTCCATGTAATTGAAATGTTTCGTCGTGTGTTTCTGGTTTGTATATCATTCGTGGCCCAGACGCAGTTGCTCTTTGAATAGCCCAGATTGTTGTTTGTGCGTTCGAGGGAATGCCGATTAGAAGGGCGCAGGCCCATGTCGGCAAAGAATCCCTCGAAGGACTGCCATTTATCGCAAACGAGAATGCCGCGCTCGCCATAATCCGCATAGCTGGGATTGTTCGGGTTGCCGCATCTTTGGATCATGTGAGCCCATGCGGTGTATTCAGGCGTAAAGCTCATGCCGTGTCGCTTGCGGTTGTCGCTCTTTGTACCGCACTTGCCACAGGAAATGCTCGTACCATTTCGCAGGGTTGCGCCGCTCACGGTCTTTACGGTTCCGCACTGGCAGCGACAGTTCCAGTAGCCAACCTTGGAATTGCCTTTGTAAACCGAGTGCGAAAAATTAATAACGCACCAGCGCCCATACTCTTTGTTCGTCAGGTCAATGCGTGCCATATATTGAAGTATAACACAAGCGGCTAGAAACAGATAGTTATTTTAATTCCTGGTATTTCAAAGGAGTTACTTCTAAACAAGATGGAAGACGAAGCGTGCCAAGTTCAAAAGATGATCCTCAAAGGGATTCATTACGACGGGCCAACGGGTAAGATGCTGGTTTAGTAAACGGACACACAATGATTTCACTAGCCCCACGCAGGGCGCGCAAGTTCGCGGCTAAGTTGGTTTCAAACGGCTTCAATGCCGGGCAAGCCGTAATTGACTGTGGATTGACCAAGAACCGCAATTCTGCGTATGTAACCGGCCACCGACTGCTAAAACATGCTAAGGTTAAGGAAGCAATCGAGCAACACCTTATGTCTGCCAAAATCTCTGCCGATGAAATCCTCGAAGAACTCTCCGTGATGGCTCGCGCTCCGGTTGAGAAAGTATCTGAAGCCGGAAAGTTAAAAGCCTTGGAACTTTCAGGGAAAGCGCAGAGACTCTTTGTTGATAAGGTTGAATCCACCGACACAACTGAACGCGATGCAACTGTTATAGCGATAACCGATTCGATTGACCGTGCGGCGCAGAGGTCTAATGTTTCTACCGACTTGGCAGCGATTCATCTTTTTAATCTACTTGATGAGTCTTCACCGGCCAGGGATTTAGCGCATTGGGGAAAGTATCGTGGAGTGATTGAGGCTGACTTAGCGGAAAAGGCCCACAAAACAGCGGAACCTGATGAAGTTGGCGGGGAGATGTAAAAAATTGAGCGACGAAATCTTTGACTACTTACTACGGACAACCCCGCCTGACGAGCTAAAGCGTCAGTGGAAACAAGCGCAACGCGGAATGGGGTGGTTGCTCTGGCGAGACAAACATCCGAAGTGGGCGGGGTTTATTGACGGAGCATGTTGGGCTGCGATGGCGCTGTTGCCGAGAGGAATTCACTAAATGGCAACCGATCCAACCGATCCACGCCTTCAGAAACTGCTCGACGCAATGCGCAACTCTGTTGCGACCACCGATACATCTGTGCCGAGCAATCAGGTTGAGCAGCTAGCCCCCGCCACGCTCCCAATGGCCGGTGGACTGAGATTACCGGCACCGACTACTAATGATGGCACGGATGCACCCGCGTTACCGGATCGCGGGGCACCGCCTCCGGTTGCCCCTCATCCGCGTATTGGAGTGAGTTTCAAAGGGCTAACAGGTATCGATAAGTCTCTCGCCGATCTCGCTGTGAATAGAGAAGCCGCGCAGCAATTCCCATCGTCCAAGGTTGTAGATGGTGAGATATTGCCTCCTAAGATGCATCACGGATTAGGTGATCGTCTAAAATCCATCGGGCGTACAGCAGTCCTCGGTATGGGTGATATAGCGAGGAGCAATCCTAACGCCTCGACGGGTCAATTGCTTGGCGCTGGTGCGGCTGGTGCAGCGACTGGCGGCGTCTCTCCGGTTACAGGTGATGCAATGCTACGCCGAGCACAGGTACAGCAGCAGGAGGGTGATGTAGGCCGTCAACTGGACATCGCCAAAGACAACGGACAGGTGAATGCGATTAACGCAGAGCCGGGGTTGAAAGCGGAAAAGATTCGCGTGGACCAGGAGATTGCTAATCAAAAAGCAGCACAAGAGGCAGCTACGGAATCTGATCGCACTGCTCGCGCGGATGCGGCGACTAAGGCCAGTGCATTACGTGACGCTGAACTTGCTCGTCACCACAAAGAGAATGAGCGACTCGGGGGAATTAGGGCCAATAAGATGCCCACCACTCGTGGCGAAGAAACACCTCAGCAATACCGTTCACGTCTCGGCCAATACCGTGCAGCAACCAAGGAACTCAACGATCTAACTGCACAAGAACAAGACGCAGCGCGACGTAAGGACGCCGCTTATGCTCGTGCGTCGTCGCTCAAGAATTGGATGAATAGTAAAACCAACGATGAACAGGGTAATCCAGTTTATGGAGCGGACGTAACCGCAGCAGAGGAAGCGGCGCGTGCGGCTGAGAATCGCTGGCAGAGTTATGCAGAGAAGTTGACGGGCGCAAAGGCTAAGTTGGTTCAGTATGGAGACGTGGACGAATCAGGGAATCCGAGCGAGCCGAAACAGGCTGCGCCGCAAACCGTTGGCCCGTCACCCGCACAACCTGAGACTCGCAAGGGTTCAATTACTAAAGCGCAACAGCAACTTTGGTTATCTCATAATCCGGGTAAGTCACTTGACGATATGAAGGTGTTATATCCTAATGCGGTGATGGTGAATTGATGTTTCAAACATGGGAAGATAAGAAGCGAGAGACGTTTGATCGCGATGGCTCTGCGCTAGTTCTAAGGGTGGGAATGAAAACTGCTGTCCATATCAAGAATTTGTCCTACGAATGTAGTAGCGACCCGAACCACTTTAATGAACGTATGTGGTCAGAAGGGCTAACCCAAATACTGGGCTACCATCTTCCGCGTTTGCAAGACGGCGAAACCTACAAGATGGTTATAGTAGATGCCCATTGACGGCAACGAAGATCCCTATTTCACTCCCGATCCTTCCCCTGCTCCACGGCGGGGTGTAACCAATAACTATGACGAGATAATTGACCGGCACGCAGCGCGTACAGGGCTGGATGCGAATCTGGTTCGTGCGGTGATCGGCCATGAATCCGGCGGCAATCGCGTAGCGGTATCGCCCAAGGGCGCGCGAGGGCTTGGTCAGTTGATGCCGGCGACGGCAGCGAGGTTTGGAGTGAAGGACGTTAACGATCCTGAGCAGAACATTCGTGGCGCTACTGACTATTTGAAGTTTTTGACCGACCGCTACAAGGGCGACACGGATAAGGTACTGGCGGGTTATAACGCGGGAGAAGGGAATGTTGATAAATACGGCGGCATCCCACCTTTCAAAGAGACTCAAAACTATGTTCCTGCGGTAAAAGCGCGATACGTTAAGCTCACAGGTCAGCAACCGCAATCGACTTCGCAAGACCCTTACTTTACGCCTGACACAAAAGGGCAGAAGGCAGCGCAGCCAGCCACAACGGCAGACTCCTATTTCACTCCCGACGCTCAACCAGCTCAAGCGCTAAGCACAGGCAAAGGCGCGGTTCGGCCCGTCTCTGCTCCTGTACGTCGATTTGGTGGTGGACAAGTGAAACCGATGGCCCCTCGAAGTCTAACCACAAACGATGCTGCATGGCACTTCGGCATGACGCCGGACGAGGCGCGAACGATGAGTCCAAAGGCTGCTCAGGTATTACAAGCAGCGGTTGCGGATGATGCGCGCAAGAAAGCGGCGGGACAGGCGATCACCGCACCGCCCTTAGCCTATCAAAACCAGATGCGGGCGCAGGCCGGACTAAAACCCCTGCAATACAACATGCCGACGCAAACGGACGCACGAGCTCCCTACTTCAAGCCAGAGGTCGGTTCTCTCAATATAGACAGGCCGATTGTCGTCAGAGAACCACGTTCAGGTTTCACTACTAATCCCCAGAACGACGATCAGATGAGACTGGCTATTCGCGCTCAAGTAGCAAAGGAAATGCGGCCCGACGATCAACGGTTACTTGACAGCGGAGAAGGACGTAGCGCGGAGATTGACGCAGAGACGAATCGAAGACTTGCCGAGATTAAATCAACGCAAGCTCGTGAGGCATCGCAGATACAGACAGGGCCAAGTGCTCAGGCTGCTCCCGACAGTACAGTTTCGGATCGACTGAAACAGATACTTGGAACTACCGTTCCTGCAATTGGATTAACTCAAGGGCTGAATCTGAATCAGCGTGACCAGCAACGGCTGAATGACATTATCGACAAGTACGCGCCGGGAGTTGCAGCACTGGATACGCCTGAAGGCATCAAAACTGACCTTCCGCGCGGCTTAATCCACGGTGCGACATTAGGAGCGGTTGGGCGACCTAAGCCGACTGATAGTAAGGAAGAGGTACTCCCCGGCATGACGCGGTTTGGATTTGGTGAGACGGCGGGTTCACTCGTTCCTCTCGCCGCAACGGAAGGGTTATTACCAGAGGGTCTAGCTCCAGCAGTGCGCACTGCTGCGACGTTCGGAGTGACGGGAGCAGGACGACAGGCCGTAAACGCCGCCGAAGGGCGTCCGGTTGACCTTAAAGCTCCATTAGTTGACGCTGCGCTTGGCTTGGTGATGGGTAGGTTATCTGGGGCTGATCCATCGATGCTGAGACGGGCAGCCGCTTACGTTGCGCCGGGATTGGCACTTGATATTGCACAGGGATCGAGCAAGGAAGACGCAGCACACAGAGCGTTGGTGAACCTAGGGTTTGCCGTTAGTGGAGGCGGGAAGGAATCGCCAGCCGAATCTGAAGCCGACCCACGCCCAGCCAGCATTGCTCCTGTAATTGCCGATGCTCGCGCTGAACGAGTGGCAGATGCAACACAAGGCGCACAACCGTTAGAAACAATTGATCCTAAACTGGCACGTACCGCGCTGGGAACGGCGCTAGCACAGAGGGGTGGAAATGAAGTTAACGACACAGGAAGCCGAAGCGATGTTTTGGCGGAACCAGATGCAGTTGGCAGTATCAGAACGTCGTCCAATACCAGAGCAACACCCGAGGCAAGCGTGGTGGACTCGCCTGGATCCGCCAACCCAATCATCCGCCACTCCGATCCCCGAATCGACGGCGGCGAAGTCATTGGACGAACGGGAGACGGAAAGCTAAAGGTTCAAAATAACGAAGGCGGCGTTTCAGTAGTGCAAGATCCACGGCGACAGGGAAACCGTGAGGCCGCGATAGTACGAAGCCCGCCAATAGAACAAGCATCAGAACCCGCGCCCGCAGAACCTGCTAGTCAACCTGCTCTAGTCACACCAGAAGGGGGCGGATCGTCGCCCTCCACGCCTGAGATTGTGAAGCCGTGGGAAATGACACGCTCTCAAATTGAGGATGAGTATCAGCGCAAGAAGGCTGAAGACGACAACTTGGAGGAGTCGATCTTAGGGCCAGAATTGGCGAAGCGATATGCGCGCCTTCAGCGTTCTGCGAATAGTTCTTATGACACCGAGAAGGCCAATCGCGCCAGCGATGAGATTGAGAAGATCGAAGCGTCATTGTCAGAACGTGATCGCAATCGTCTCTATGGCATTGGCGAAGAAGGGCCGCAGGTCGATGAACTGAAGGACTATCGGCAATCGCTTGGCAATCTGGACGATCACGATCCACGGTCACTTGCCGAGAGTATGCGGTGGGCCGTGAGTCGCGTTGGGAGAGAAACCGATCCGGCGAAAATGACGCATGAGCAGCGCGTTGCCTACGGCACTCTGCGCGAGGCAGCACGGATCGCTTACGAGAACGGTTGGGATACGCAGGCTATTTCACGGGAAGCAGTGAAGGCAGCAGCGGGGCGATTTGCCGATCCTGAAGATGCTGCATTTATGCTTGATAGGTTCATCAAGAAAGACCCGCAGACGACTACGCCGCAACGAAAACAGATTGCTCAGGTCGCCTCGCCTTTAGTATCCGAAGAAGCGAAAGAGCCAATAGTACGAGTTGCTGAGGATCGTGATTTGTCTAAGTATCCGCTCACTCCCTATGAAAAGATTGCAGCGGAAATTACCGCTACTCTGCCTGCTCCCAAAGAAGGATATACGAGATTATACCGAGGTAAAGGGACTGGCAGGCTAAGTGGGCTAAGTAAACCTCGCACGGGCTATCCGGGTCAATGGTTTGATGTCAACCCAAAGGGTGCTGCTCTCTACGGAGTCACAAGAGAAGGCGAAATTAAATCTCTTAGTTATGTGGATATTCCAACCACCGAGATTAGTAAATATCACGCTCTTGATATTGAGTTGCCAGTGGAAGAATTAAACAGAGGGGTCACGCCGGGGGAGTATGTTCTACCAAAAGAGATCGCGTCACAATCTAAGGAGATTAAGCTGAAAGGTGTCGATCCTGAAATAGTACGCGATCAAACTTTGAACCAAGGCTATATCTCCCCTACTCAGGAAGAAGCTAAATCTCCCCAACCTAAAGAGGTCGTACCACTAGATAGGGCTGAACCTCAGATCGTACAGCCTGAGAGCGGGGCCAGTGAGCCGTATTTTACTCCCGAGAGGAATATCGATGGACGAAATATCAACGCATCTGCCAATGCTAACGGTGCAACTGAAGGAACCACTGATAATTCACTGGCCTCCACGACCTCTGCCCGCAAAGCCCAAGTAGATGCAGAGCGTGAGTCTCGTGGTGCGGAACCGCTACCTTGGAGTCCGAAAACTAAATCCGACGCTGAGCTTCTTGATTCCGCGAAACAAGCGAACGATTCCAATCCCGATCAGCCGCGCAGGATAGTCCAAGAGGTATTAACTAAACCTCGCGCGCTTAGCGACAAGGAAACCGTTCAACTCGATCTCCATAAGCAGCAGTTAAAGAACGAGCACGCCGCGTTGCTTAATGAAATAGCCAAAACTTCCGATCCCGAGAAGCTAGCCACACAACGTGCTCAACTCGATTCAATTGAACGCGATTTCGATGCGGTAGATCGTGCGTGGCGGGCGTCCGGCACTGAGAAGGGGCGCGGATTACGCTCTCAGCAGACCACTATTAACCAAGATTATGATCTTGTCTCAATGGTGACACGGTATAAGGCAGCGGTAGGCAAAGAGCCATCACCAGAGATTCGCACACAAATCGAAGGCTATCAGAAGCGTATTGCTGAACTGGAAGCGAACGCCACTAAAGCCACGAGCAAACGTGCGCTCGATGCCATTCAACGCGAAGTACGGGCGCAGGGGCGTGCTCGGACGCGCACGGTGTTGGATGCTGAGGCCGCAACGCTCAAACAAGGCATGGCAGCGGAGTTTGCGCGGCTTAAAACTGAACGCAGCAAAGGGCAATACACGTCGTTAGGTGGATTGGGTTCGCTTGATCCTGAGGGAGTGATCACTAAACTCGCCCTCAAGTACGCACGTAATCGATTTGAGGCAGGGGTGAATACTGTCGAAGGGTTGACCGATGAAGTTCACTCGGCACTCAAAGATTTCGTGGACGTGAGTAAGCGTGACGTGGCGGCGATGATTTCAGGGTACGGACGGCAAGGAGTGGATAAGCGGAGCGAGTTGACGAAACAACTATCCGCACTCAAGACCGATATGCGGCGCGAGTTGGCGGCTGCTGATGGCCCGAAACAGGGGCCGCGTAAGCCGTCCCCCGCTGGGCCACGCGAAACGAAACAGATCATCCATCGTCGTTATGACAAGCAAATGGCCGAAGTTGTGCAGCAGATCGCTGCACTTGACGCTGGTACATACCAACCTAAACAACCACGCGGCGCGACAGTGTTAGACCGTGAAACTGAAGCGTCCAAGGTGGCCGTCGAACGCGCTAAGCAAGACTTTCAGATCAAACTTCGTAAGTGGCAGGATGAACAGCGGAGTAGTTTTGACAAGGGACGCGATCTACTCACCAAAGTACGACGGTCAGTCGTACTGTCCAGTACGCAGGTGCTCGGCAAGCTCACTCGTGCAGCAGTTGAGCGCATGGCAGTGTCACCCGGAGAGGAGATGATCGGTGCGGCACTCAATCGCGTTCCCGGCATCAATCGCATCACTCGTCAAGCCCCCGTGGAGCACGGTAGTAGTCTCACTAACACGATCCGTATTGAAGCGAAAGTAGCGGCATCTGAGATTCGCGCACTCATGGATATTACTAATCCTAACGGTGAGATTCGCCAAGTGTTGCGCACGGGCCGCTCATCCAGTGACGTGAAACAAGGGGAAAAGAATTACGGGGAAGCGAGTCTTCTTGGCCTCTCGGGTCGCATCCACGCGGCACTAAAAACCGTTCCTCGTCTCGGTGGGGAGGTGCGTGGTATGGAGAAGTATTTAGAGTCAGTGAAACGTGATGACCCCACTGCCGACTTACACGATCCTCGTACTATTGCACTCGCTGAAGGCGCGGGATACCTTGCGGGAAAGCGCCAAATCCTCATGCAGGACAATTCGGCTGCTGATTGGGTGAAAGAATCAGTCGCTAGTCTTAATCGCAAGGGCGTACCGGGGAAGGTCGCCGCTACTGCTACCGACATCGCCATGCCGATTAAGCGCGTGCCATTGAACTACGTCACAGAGTCGCTTAACTATGCTTTACCTGGGGCGCGGGCTGGATTAGGCATTGCTCGTGCGCTTAAGCAGGGTAATCTGATGAGCCTTGAGCCGGCAGAGGCGGACGCAATAACCAGATCGCTAAAAAAGGCTGGTCCCGGTGCGGCGATGCTGCTGTGGGGGTATTTTAGCCCCCAAACTTTTGGCGGATATTACCATCCCGGTAAACGCGATGAGAGGGATCCGCAGTTTGGTGGAATGAAACTGTTTGGGCGTAACATCCCTCGGTTTCTGTCGCATAGTCCGCTGTTAGAAGCCGCGCAAATCGGCGCAACGATTCGCCAGACTATTGACGGGCTACAAGAGTCAGGAGCGTCCAAAGGGAAGTTGAGCAACGCTACCGCAGGTATTGGACAAGCGGCCAAGGGACTAGGCGAGGAAGTACCGTTCCTCGAAGATCCGTATCGTGCGCTGCGAGCTATTCATGGTGAGGGTGGAGGGCTGGCGCGTTATGGTGGGGCGTTGGCGAGTAGTATTACCACACCGCCCGACGTGAAACGGCTGGCTGGCATCACCGATCCCGCAAAACCAACTACCACAGGTCAAAAGTTATGGCAATTCTCCGGCCTTACCCCAACGACTGCCATGCCCCGAAAGCCTGCTGGATTCGCCGACGAGATGCGCATGGGCATACCAGGATTACGTCAACAAGTAACGGCAAACATTGCCAAGCAACGCACGGACGAAGTTGATAGATTGACATCTGCCGCGCGTAGAGGTCAAAACATCACTGCCGACGTGGATGCTGCGGTCAAGGCCAACATTCTCAAGCCGGGAGATGCTAAGACGATTGAATCAGCTGCGAAGCTGACCCCAACGCAATCACGATTCAAAAGCAAGGGGTTGCTTGATGCTATTACCGCATATGAAAACTACGACGCGAGCCGAAGATCGCAAGTGAAGGACATTCTTGCTGACAAGGCTACTGGCGTGGAGACGTTGCGGCTGGACGATCAGGGGGCTGCACGCGACCGATTGCGTAAGCTCGGATTCACTCCCGGCATTCAAATCCCCAAGGCTCCTGAACGCCCGAAACGTCCACAAGCTAATCCCCGCGCGTGGGCGACTCCGTAATTCATCATGCCCCTATCTGTATTTGAGGAAGAAGCTTTTAAGCTGTCGATTCATCCGGCGTTTCGACTCTCACCGGGCAGAGCGCTAGAGAGGCAAGGGTGGCAAAAGTGGCTACAAACTCTTGGCCCTAAAACCTTCGTTAAACCCTTCGCCTTTTTCCATGCTGAATTCTGGGATTGGCTATGGGATGCCCGCACACGCTTGCTCAATGGTGAAGTATTACCACCCGCCGAACTTGTCATGCTGCTCATTTGGTTTCGTGGGGGCGGCAAGTCATCTCACGTAGAGTGGGGGTGCATAGCAGAGGGAGCAAGAGCGCCAAAGGGGTTTATTGGTTATGTTTGCGAAACCGAAGCCCTCAGTCTCGGTCATATCCAGTCCATTCGCCGCCGTCTCGACTCCCCTGAAATAATCAAGCATTACCCCGGCATGGCAAGTCCTAAGCTCGACCGTCATGGACGCCAAGTAGCATGGAGACAGGATTATCTGTACACCAAATCAGGCTGGGGAATTATTCCTATTGGCTTAGAAGAAGGTGTACGCGGCGGCAAGTTAGAGGATGTTCGGTTTACAACTCTCGTATTCGATGACATTGACAGTCGCACCGATTCCCCTGCCGCCCGTGAAAAGAAGCTTAAACGGATCGCGTTTGAAATCCTCCCCGCAGGGACAATGAACGCCGACACGATGGTGTGGTTCCCCCAGAACCTCATTGATGAAGATTCATGTCTCAATCAAATCTACACAGGCCGCGTAGATATCCTCTCTGAACGTCAAGTGTCAGGCCCGCACCCTGCGTTTAGTGTATTGGAAATGATGCTGGACGAGTCCGCGGTAGGTCGTAAATGGTTTATTGCCAACGCCGTTCCAACATGGCCGGAAGTGGACATGAACGCGGCAAAAAAGTTCCTAGCCGATTCAGGCCGCGTAGCGTTCATGGCTGAGTATCAACATGACTTTGAAGCAGCCAGAGAAGGGCGAGTTTTACGCAACTACAACGACGTGCTGATGGTGATCGACGAGGATGACTTTGCGCGAGTGTACGGGTCGATTACCGCACTAGACTCGTTTAATAAGTATTTTGGGCACGACTGGTCGCGCACCAAGTCCGCTTACCATGCAAACGTAGGCGGAAAGCTCGCCATATCCAGTCAGAATTCCGCGCTACCGGGGAAGCTGATTTTATTTGATTTGATGAGTTTCGAAGGCGGCACACAGGCGGACGACGTAGGCTTACGTTTCCTCGAATCTATCTCCCCAACCGTTCCCAATCGTGACATGACGTGGAAACAATTAATCGAAGCGGCTCTATCCCGAAAAGGCATGGAACGGTTTATCAGTGATACTACTCGATTGATTGAAGCGCGGCGTAACGTGTTAGCTGATATCATCCCCTCGCTGGTTGCCCCTGTGCTCACAGCTCGTCATTATGATCGGTTTGTTGGTAGTCACGATCAAAACAATGATGCGCTCCAGGTGTATCGTCGCGTGTTTGGCTTACCATTTCATCCCTGCAATCCCGGCGAGACTGGTGGGTTGGAATGGGCGGATCACTACATGCTAGTAGACAGGCAAACCCGTCACCCCTTTTTTGATGACGAGTGGTTGGGCAACGAATGGAGGTTAGGCTGTCCCGGCATGTTCATTCTCGTGAAGAACGGAAAAAAGAATTATCCAAAGAGTGCGACGCCTGACTTGTTACATGATTCCGACCTCTGCCGTTTCCAGTTTAGTAATTGGCGAATGCGGCCAACTCGCTTGACCGAAGCGGGCGCACTTGAACACGGACCAATGAAAATGAACGACGACTTTGGGCAAATGCTGCAAATGATTCTATTTGGTAATCGCATCAACGCAGCGGCATTAAGCTATACTGAACAAGTGCGAAGCATCATTCCCTCTAAGTACAATCCTGACAGATTAAAGACCGAATACTCACCTGAACTGGAAATCTCGATCAACTATCAAATGTCTCAAGCTAAGTCTCGTGTGCCGAAATCAGCGGTGGTTACTTTTGATGAATTTGGGGACCCCGTTACCGACCAGCAAGAAGATTAGGATATCCATTTACGCCTATTAGTCCAATTAGGTGTAGAATGCGCTCATGGCACTCGCGGGGTTTAGTAATATTACGGACATGAAACGCCAACGAGTACAGACAGCGTTTCCGTCGGCGATTAACAAGCAAATGGAGCAAGTGAGTATGCCCGCAACATCAAAGTCGCAATTCAAACTCATGCAGGGCGTTGCGCATGGAAGTATCAATAAACCTGGACCGTCCAAGGTTGAAGCGAAAGAATACGTAGCAGGGCAGTCGCCTAAAGACTTACCTAACAAGGCTCCAAGGCGAAAGATAAAGTTTCCCAAGCCCTAATATGATCATCAACATCAACGATATATCAGTAGATGTGGTAATCGTAGATGCGATGCCACAATACCCGCCACCTGTGTTGGCGATTTGGTTCAGTAACGAAGGAGATTAAAGTGCACCCAGACGAAATGCATCTAAAATCAGTAGACGGTCACGCAATTGCCACGGTGAACATTCCTGCTCATCAGCAGGAAGTCGAGGTAGCCTACAGTGCTATCGACGGATGCGCCGTCGCGGCGGTTGAGGCGTGGAACGACGTACGGGGCGAGAATGATGCTCGATTTGAGGTTTGCGATCCATCCTATCGCAGTACACTCATGGCTCACGCAGAGTCGGTTTACAAGGGGGCCGCGCCGTTGGAGGGCGATACCATGCTCGCATTGTTTGAGCAGCGAGTAGCGAACATTAGGGCTGAACAGGTGCGCGCGGCTTTTGCGCTTGCGCATCCCGTGGTCCCCAGTCCGGTCCCGACTGGCGGTAATCTTGAGACTCAAGGTATTGTCCGTCCGCTTAATCCGCATGGAGTAATTACCCCGCATGAAGAACACAAAGGAGAAAACTAATGGCTCAGTTAGCTGGCTTACACGCGGATCAAATCGCGTTATCGAAACAGCAAATCGGCGGATCGTGTAAAGGCGCGTTAGCGGCCTATGCTTCAAATCCGTTTCTTACGGACGCCTCGATCGTTGCTGCGGACACAAATGCTGGACTTCAGGCGGCGGTGGTCACAGCAGCGGGCACGCTTCATGCTGAATGTCGCTACATGGCTCCGCGTATCAATCTTGGTCTGACGTTGGGATTGTACAGCGGCGAGTTGTCGAACGCTCGGATACTGAGCTTGACGACTGGCGCGGGCTTGGTGGGACTGACGGCGGCAGACCCGAATGTGGTCGCGGGCGCTGAGTATTCTCCGGAATAGTCCATGTGGATATCCCGTGATGCTTACCAGCAACTTGTCACTCAGGCTGCTCAATGTGACTTGTTGTCCGCTGCGCTAGCGAAGGCTGAGACGCGGGCTGAGACAGCAGAGGCGGCGTTAATCGCTGAGCGTGCGCGGGTGGATAAGTTGAATCTCGCGGTCATGGATTACGGGGCCACGAAGTCAGGGTCGATAGCAATTAGTTCGCGGGTGGAGCCGCCGCCAAAGGTTGAACCCCATCCAAAGGGTTATCTCCATGAGCCTGATGAAGTCGAATTAGCCAAACTGGAATGGTACAAACAGAAATGCCGAGAGGCTGGGCGTAACGAAGACGAAGCCACTGCGTATTGGGAAGCGGAGATGCGTGGAGAGCACCCGGCGTTACTAGGCGCGGCAATGGATAGTGAGGCTGAGCAATAGCCATGTACTTCCGATTCAAAGTAACTGACGGCGACGCCACTACCTTTACGCAATGGACGGAAGAACTCGACGACGTGGCGGGGTCCAACGCGCAGCGAGTTGCCATAGTGTCACGCATTCGTGCCGCGCAGCCAGACTCCGCCATTGCTACTGAGAGGGCACAGGCGATACCGAATGCCGACAAGCCAACTAGCGAATGACCCCTCCAAACCAACTACAGCAGTCCCCCGCGCAACAGCCGCCGTCGGCTAATTTCGCCCCAACGAAGCCGTTGCTAGAACTGAAAGCCGGGGCTCGGCACCCTGATAGCTATATCGCCAAAGCGTTAGCCGAACGGTTTAAGCACTTCCACCGCCGTGACCGTGACACGTTTCGTGAGATCACTAACGTCGGTCAGCTTATATCCCTTTTTTTTAATGGTAAACAGTATCCCGCTCGTAATCCAATCGACGGTTCGTGGGGCGTACTTCCCATCACAGGCGGCGGCGACTCATCTCGTCGGGCGCTGAATGTGATGAACAATCTCAAGCAGAATCTTCTGACCAAATGGGAAAATTCTAGTCCTGACATTATCATCCGTCCCGGTCGCAATCTCGACACTTGTGCAAGTGCCGCTAAGTCTGCCGACGCGATAAATAATTTCTATGAGCGGCAATTCTACAACCATTGGTTCTCTCAACAAGAGGGGCTAATGGGAATGACTTTTGGTACATACATCGACCGCTACCGACAAGATGACTCTAAGATCTCCATGTCAGTGTTACAGGATGTATTTGAGATGAAGCCTGTAACTATGGGCGAGGGGGCCGGGATGTGCGGGGACTGCGAGTACGGCGGGACCGCAAGTGAGTTTCAAGGTGGACTGGGGGGTGATGGGGCTATTGCGCAACCCAAGTGCCCTAACTGTCTATCTACTGCTGTCACAGTTACCCCACCAGCCAGTGACAACATTCGTAGTATGTCGGGACAGCGCTCACAGCAAGTAGGCGATCTAGTGTGCGAGTTGCTACCGATGCCCGCCTGTCGATGGGATCTGGCGCGGCGACCGGAGGATAGTAGCTGGTTTATTTACCGGCAACGGATTTCCAAGGGTTCGGTCACTCGCGTGCTGGGCAATGTGTTGTTGCCCCAAGGTGAAGGGGATAGTGATCATGGGTTGGATGTGCTCAGAGCGTTACAGCACGCGGGGCAAGCATTAGGTGGCAGTAGCAACTACGGCAATCAGCGTCAAGGTGATGACAATGGCGACATTAAGGGTAGCGAAACTACATTCGATGAGATGTGGTTGGCACCCGATGATTATGCCGACATCAATCTGATTGGCGACGAAAAAACTGTTAGTGGAGAATCTATCCCCAAGGGTAAACTTACCGACTACTTCCCCGATGGCTTGTGCGCAGTCGGCCTTAATGGGATGGCGGTGGTGTTGGCCCTTTACGCTGAGAAGCATAGTGATCATATTGTATCGGGTACGTGGTTCACGCAAGCCCAAACAGGCAGTGGACGGGGACTGGCTGATTCAGTGGAAGTCCAACGTCAGTTCAATACGATGAATAACCAAGCTCGTACTTACATGAGCGCGACCTATACTCCTGCCATCGGTTACGATAACGCTATTTGGACGGGCAGTAAGATGAAGTATTTGGGTGATCCGCACACGAACATTCCGTTTGATCTGACGAAGCTGCCCGAGGGGCGTAAGCTTAGCGATTCTATCTACCAGTTCCAGCCGACTGCAATGCCTGGGCAATTCTTTAATTACGCTCAGAATTTCCTGAACGTAATGTTCCAGAAAACTTCAATGGTGAGCGACTTCAGTAACGGTGAACCAGGTATCACCGCCCAAAATACCACGGCTACAGCAGCGGAGATCGACCAAGGTAATGCTGATTCTATTAATCAGCCAATCTTTTTAATCAAAGCTGACGCTCGCCGGCGTGGGGCGGAAATTACTATCAAACTATTTCGCCAGCACTTCCCGATGAAGCGGTATTTTGATCTAGGTGGGCGATACGGACAGGTTCAAGGCGTGGAGTTGTCGTCAGCCGACTTGCAAAGCGATCTAGTGGTTGACGTTGTCCCTAACAGTGAGATGCCGAAAGGCCCATTCACGCAGAGGAAGAACCTGTCTACGTTATTTCAAATCACCGGAGGAGGCTTAGGCTACTCGCAACTGAAACAGGCCGATCCTAAGCTTGCATCAAACCTCACACAAGTATTTGACGTGGACATTGATTCCGATGTTGCAGATGACATCGCAGAACTTTGCCGCAAGCGGTTAAATCAGATGACGCAAGCATCCAAGGTTGGCGTTACCGATCCAAAGATCTTACTACAAGCAATCGATCCACCAATTGACGACGCTGAACCGAGTCTCGACCAAAAGGCGAAATGGTTTAGCGAGGCGTTGGATTGGGATGAATTACAGGATGCCCCAATGCCATTGCGTCAAGCGTGCTCACTGCTGGCTAAGAGTCTATTCCAAGGCTCTGTGCAGCAACAGGCTCAGATGGCAGCAGGGGCGGGGATCGTGCAAACAGCAGCAGCAGCACCGGGGGCTTTGGGCCAGCAAGCCTTGGAAGCGAATCAACAACAAGAAGGTGAGCAGCCTCCACAAATCGACCCCAACGCCGCGATGGGGATTCAGGCCGACCAGCAGGCCCAACAAGCGGACGCGGAGACTCAGGCCCAGCAGACCCAAGCCGACGCAATGGAGAGTGACGCGGCTAGGCAGCATGAGGCAAGTGAGAGCGCCAAGCAAAGAGATCACGAGCTAAAAGTGAAAGCAGAGGATGCGAAGTTAAAGGCTAAGGAACACGCAAACAAGGTGACGTTAGCGAGGATGAAACCTAAGCCCAAACCAGCAGCGAAAGGAAAGATGCAATGAAGTGTGAATACTGCAACCGTTCCGCGTATATGAACGACGGCGCAACGTGCGCGGGATGTGGCGCTCCGCTGTCTAGTCCTGCAACACCGTCAATAATGTACGATCCCCAAGTGTTTGCTACTGACATGGCGCGATGCTTGGGGCAACCGAGTGTAAATATCCCTGTAAACATGCAGCAATTGCAGGGCGAACGGCTATCAGATTGGCACTCAATTCTTCAGGGTGCGGCAAGTGTGGGCGCAACTCTAGCGAGGATTCGATGGTAATGGAGCCTAACCTCGAACTCGTCCGCAGCAAGCTTACAGTCAAATTCTTGGCTGAGCACTCAACCTTGCCTGATGCGGAATCCCTACTTCGTTCGCTCCGTGAAACGGTAACTTATTTAGAGCGCCGGATAGCGAGAGAGAAAATTTTGAACCATAAGGCCGTACTCGTGGTAGTATCTGGGGTAGAGGCAAAGGCTTCTTGAGTGGCCGCGATTCGTGCCACGAATGCCTTAGTGGGCATGCCCAAGCTAATGAAGAGTTTAAGAAACTTGCACGGCCACCGGACAACGAATCCTATCTGTGGCAGGTGGGTGCCCAATAACCCCATCACCGGAAGAAGTCTGAACCTTTGACAACTTAACCTTAGCGGGGTGAATATCCGCAGGGCCGAGAGAGTTAATCAGTTTGAGAAATCAGATTGATTGGCTGTCTCGGCTTTTCATTGGTAAAGCCGTTAAAGAACACTATGAAAAACAAACTAAACCTACTGTCATTCCTGCTTCCGCTCTTTGAGATGGAAGTTAGTGGTGGCGGGGGTGATGTAGGGTCTGCTCCAGACCCAGCGGTAATAGCCGCCGTCGACTCATCATCGGCACCCACGGAGTCTCCTTCTGCTGATAGCAACGCTGACGACGTAACCGTCGGAGGACAGCAAGCGACTGAGGTCCAAGGTGAGGTCGATCCTCTCAAGGATGTTCCTACACTTGCCGAGTTGCAAGAGCAGGTAGCCCAAAAGGTTCCCCATGCTCAAGCGCTCGCCAACCTTCGGGCCGCTTATGAGGGTGTCAAGCCGCAACTAGACGAGTACAAAGCATTTGAGCCGTGGAAAGAAGTGGTGCAAGCCATTGGCGATCCACAACAGGCCCAACTTGCTCATGAACTTGTCGGGTTGCTGCATAGTAAAGTAGTCACGAATGGCGTTGAGGAAATCACTAGTCGGCCCTTTTTGGAACGACTGGAATCCGAGAGTCCCGGTACGGTTGACCAAATCTTTGCGGATTTGCTTACCTATCAGGTTCCCGGCGAGAACGGCCAGATGGATACGCTGGTTCGCCAGTTGTATCGATCGCACGGCCTAAATCCTGACCGCTTGGATGACTACCGCAACATTGACACGCTCCGCGCTTCAGGGGTCGTAACGGATGCCGACCTCAGTGGAATCCCTGATAAGTTTCATGCTGCGTTCAAAGCACTATCGGCGACCCAACGCGAGGATATTCTTGCGCAAAAGTCTACCGACGGTAATTTTCCTGCTGTAACGCTGGACTACTTGCAAGACAAGGCTGAAGCCTTGGAAGCGCGTAGCTGGCGGGAGAAGGATGAGGATACTAAGCGGCAGTCCGCCGAACAGTCTCAGGCCCAATTCAAACAGCAAGTGGCAGCGGCAACCGAGCAGGACATTGCTACTGAAGTTCATTCTATTCACGATTCCATCCTACAAAATCTGTCGTCACAGTTTACGTTTTCAAGTGACGCGGCTGTTAATTCGCTCGAACACAGCAAGATCATGGCAACGCTCGCAACGCTACAGAATCCGGCTTACCGATTCGTGGCAGAGGAAGCGTTGAAGGCCGTTGGGGTTACTCTCAATGGCTTTGATGAACTTACTAATCGCTGGGAAGACAGGCGCAGTGCGTACACGCAATACAAGGCATATGGAGATAACTTGCAGGCTAATCGGGCGCTCTCAGAAGCAACCGCAGCCAAGCAACAAATCCTCGCCAAGTTGAACGACTACGCGCTGAAACTTGCCAAGGCCAGCGGTGAACGAGCAGCAACAGCAGCAGACGCTGTGAACGGACAACTAGAGACGGCAACGGCGCGTTTCGTGCCGGCGGGGAGTGGGGCGGTGCAGGGCAATAACAACCCTTACGCCAACAACCCTCACCCAGTTGGTTCGCAGGAGTATTACGCTTACAACCGAAATTTGGATAAGCAGTACAAACTCACTAACGCGTCGGTCTTCAGTTAAAAGGAGAATCGACATGGGAGCAGTAGTATTCAGTCAGATCACTGACCTAAAACGACAGGCAGTGGAAAATGATGTTCGTATGTTCTACGAGAACAACGATCCGGGGATGCGTGCGTTTGGTAAGGCAGTAGATAAGCCGAAATTGACAGAAAAAGGTTATCGCCTACCCGATTACTCACGCCGCCCGACTGGTATGACATGGTTCACGCCAGACAACAGCGACTTCAATACCGCCAACGGCCCGCAAACGGTCAGTATGTGGGTTTATCCCACGATGTCTGCGTGGCCGATGATTTGGACAGGTTCGGCCATTGAGTCAATGGAGAACGACACGGAAGACAACGTGCAGTCCTACGATCAGGTGATGGTGCAATACACCGAAACCTTCCGTAAGCGGATGAATCAGTATTTCTATGGCACCGGCAATGCTGCGGTAGCGTATTCCGCGTCAACAATCAGTTCACTAGGATCGCAAACCCTGGCAGGTACTACCACCGCCGCAACCACGCCCGGACAGACCAAGGGAACGATGTGGCTTTGGGAGCAGGAATTCTATCAGGCGATTAACGCCTCTACAGGAGCGGTTCGCGGCACGTTCGTCGTCACCACGGCGGGCACGTCGTCCTGTACGATCAACCTGCTGTCCGGCACTATCACGTCAGGCGATCCAATCGTCATTCAGGGTAGTTACCAGTTAGCAATGCGTGGTATTGGTTGGCTTAATAGCGACCAGAACCGCGTGTTGCAGGGGTTGGATACGTCCGTATACACCGACCTTAATGCTCCGGTAGTTGACCTCGTCGGTGCGTTACTCACGCCGGCTGCAATCGAGAACGCTAAGGCACTGTTGCAGACCCGTAATAACGCAGTGGACGCTAAAAACAACCTGACCGCATTCCTATCATGGGGTCAATACTCCACGATTCGCAAGCAGGGCTATAACCTTGGTTACTATCTCCGCGAAGATGCTGGTAGCGACACTATGAAGGGCGTACAGGGTGATTACACCGACGGCGATACTCGATTCATCTGTGACACCGACATGGACGAGGATCGGGTGTATTTCTGCAAGACTAGCGACTACAAAATCTACGAGATGAAGCCTTACGGAAAATACAACCGTGACGGACTGAACTCTCGTATGTTGCTTGGCGCGAACCAGACGGGTTCAGATAATTGGCAGAGCGCGCTCGGCTGGAAAGGGGCACCGGCCACACTATCGGCGCGAGGCTCTGCTTTCATTAAACGCAGTCAACTCCCATATGCAACCGCCGTCTCCGCTGGCCTGTAATTCACTTTTGACGGTTCCGGGGCGTCCGCTAAAACGCCCCATCTTTTAATGTTCTTTGACAACTAAACCAATTGCTTGTTCAAGGGTCCAAAGTGTGGGCCTGCTTAGTCGGTCGTAAATCTTCGCCCGACTAACTCCGGTACGCTCAGACCATTCAGCTACCGACAACGTCTCGCTATTAATCGTCACCATGCGATTGCTTCTGGTGTTGCGATTTTGCTCCGTGCGCGTAGCCCATCGGAAGTTATCCGGATGGTAGTCACCATTCTTGTCCGGATAGCGATCAATGGAGTGAGTTTTTGAGGGCGGTATTCCCACGTCAGCACGGAAGGACTCGAAACTATGCCACCGTTCACATACAGCTATGCCGCGACCGCCATAGTTATGGTACGAATCACATTTAGGGTTGTAGCATCGACGATGCATTTGTCGGAAGATCGCATAAAGCCTTGTCCCTGAAAGTCCGTGGATGAAATTCTGGCGAGGCTGCTCAGCGTTATAGCATCCGCAGGACTTGATTCTACTGTTAAGCAGTTGACTTGCTCTGACAATCCAAATAATGCCGCAGTCGCACTTACAGAGCCAGAACGCGCCTGCTTTTCTTTTCATGCCAAGGAATGCTAAAGGGGTGACGCGGGTAAATTTGACGCCGATAAGGTTGTTGACCCGGTCAGGCGAAATTGGTTTACGAAGTTGCTTGAGAATTGTAAAGTTAGTTTCAGGCATTTAACGTTTCCTTTGACGATTAGATGTTGAATGTTCGGGGCCGCGAAAGGTGACTCTTTCGTGGCTCCATTAAAGTGATTTTATCACAAAAGCGCTAGAGCTGCCCGCGCTTCGCAATCGGCGGCATTGACTCTAAAGGAGAAAATCATGTCACTCTGGAATACACCGAACATTGTTGGGGTTGCCGTGCAGACGGGTAACTACACGGTACTCAGCAACACGGACTCTGTGCCGTTTCTAATCACGACGGCGGCAACGGCCACGCTTCCCTCCACTTCTGGATTGTATGCGGGGCAAGTCTTGTCCAACCGCACTGGCGGGCAAGGAATTGTTTTCATTCAAAACTCCGCGTCATCTACTGCGAATGTCACTGTAGCAGCGGGAAGCGGTGATGCTATTGTTGGTAATTCAGTAGCGGCTCCGGGACAGGTTCTTAAGTTTGAAAGTAACGGATTTGGCACTTGGTACGGTTCGGTTTATGGAACGACCGTGGGTGGGGCTAGTCCACAGACGGCGGTTGTGCCGTTGACCTCCGCTGCCATTCTGGCGGGCAACTCTACGCCATTTCAGTTGATTGCCGCACCCGGAGCGGGCAAGGCAATTCGCGTAATGGACTTAGGGTTGAAATTTACCGCCGCAACTCAGTATGCCAACGGTGGCGCGTTAGAGTTTCGTTACACTGACGCGTCTGGTACGAAAGTTACCGCTGATTTAGCTTCGGCTATTATCACGAGCGCGAGCGGCACGTCCTATACCAATGTCGAGGGTATTGAGGCGAGTCTTACGCTAACCGTTAACGCGGGAATTTTCATGGCAGTGGCCTCGGCCCCGTTTATCACAGGAACGGGGAGTGGAACTTTTTACATTACCTATCGAGTAATCGGCTAAATGGACGACTCGCCATACAATGATGCGCGCCGCTGGGCCGATGCCGGCATCTACAAGCCTCCGCTATTCGATGCGAAGCAATATCAGAAGCGTATCGATCGAATAGTCGGTGTCAGTCCATCGGGTGCGTCAATCGTCCGCCTCTCGTGGGCATGGGATGCACGCAAGTACGAGAACACAAGTTGGGACGAGTACGGGGTAGCTACCGCTGGAGAATGGCGACAGAAGTACCGCGCACTGACTATTGATATTGGTAACGATGATTACGTGGATATTGCCCCGCCACGTTGGATACTTGAAGAACGGTTTGAGCCTGAAGCCATTGCACAGAGCTGGGAGCTTACACGTTATCGCAAGATCGTTACAGGTACACCACCATTAATATGCCCATCGTGCCACACGTTTAAGTGGATCAGTGTTGACCAGAGTGAGGGACACTTACTTGTCTGTCGTTTCTGTAGCGAGTACCACGAACTCGCTACAGTGAATCAGGATGTTTGGGGGCCGGTCCCGCGTGAAGGTTGGTACAACATGCTGCCTTATGTAGGGATTATCGCCGATCACGCAAATGGGTGCTGCAAACGGCTATGGGACGAGTCGAGAGAGATTTGCTACGGTACATACAAGGAACCCGACGGACGAGAATTAAAACGGTTAAAGAAGGCTGTTCAGCTTCGAAGTAAAGAGGCCGCTACCAACCCACATATTGCCCCCGAGTTGGATGAAGTGGCCTTACAACAAGCAAAAGTGTGGGGATTGCAAATGATGCGGGACAAGGAAGTCCGCAGACGAAATGAGTTAGTGGAAATACGTCACCACCACCGGCCTACAAACAATCGAGTTTACGCATAGGAGAAAACAATGTCCGCAATGTTAGAAGAACGAGTCAAGCCAGAGATATTTGGTGGAGTTGGATATTTCGATAAGCGCGTAGTCGGGGCGAACGTCGTCCGTTGGGTGGGATACCCACTTGACCTAATCGTCCCTGAACGCAAGGCCGAAATTTCATGGTTGCGGGCGGGCGGTGAAGAGACCCCTAATCCATGTCTACAGCGATACGGGCGTGGGTTTGTACCGCGCGGCCTGTCATCCATCCTTGAGATGGGTGGGGAGCCAATCCCTATGCGTCACCTGGGCGACTTGCAAGCCGTAGCGTGGCAGGGTATTCCACTAAACGAAGATGCGGTCAAGAATAAGTTTGGATTTGTCCCTGTGTACCCCGGCGACGGGTTGCGGGTACTACGCCGCTACGCCATGAACTCAGGCGGTTCGCGCAAGGGCATGGACGAGATTACAGCGCTATTGGGCAAAGAATGGGATGAGTGCCACAACGACGAAGGCACGGGAATTCTCGACGTGATCGAAACGGCGATGTTTGGTGATGGCATGGCGAAGACGTTAAGAGGGCTTGAGGAACAAATTAAGTCTGCTGTTATCACCGATTCCCGCGTTGATATTGGTAAGTATAAGGCCGAATGGTTGACCCTCTGTAATGACGCTCGCAATTGGGCGACTCGCATGGTCAGCGTGGAACATGGGCTACTGAAAACTGGACATGTTGGTGAGTGGCAAGGTGGTCACTCGTACTCGTATTCTCCTATAGTGGAGATGTTGCTTGAGCAACTTGAGATCCCCCGTCAAGATCAACCGCTACAGGAAATGTCCCGCATGGTAGCATCGATGAACAATCAGGCGCAGCCCTCGCCGGGGATGTCCGCCGCCGATATGGACATCTTTGAGCGCCGCATGGATGAGAAACTGGCACTAGCACGGCAAGCGGATGCGGAGAAGATCGCTGAGCTTGAGGCAAAGCTGGCTGCGAATGTGGCACGTGAAACGTCAGAAGAGTTTGTATGTTCAGGGCCGGATTGTGGGTATACCGCCAAGTCCGTTGCTGGCAAGCTTGCCCATGAACGCCATTGCAAGGCGATGAATCCTACGAGCGAGTAGAGGGGTGATGCGTGGCGACAGTTCAAAGCATGTGTGGGGTCGTCCGTACTTTAGCGGACGATCCCTTACCGCAAAAGCCGTCAATGCGGCGGATTCTCACCGCTGTCACGCAGGCCACGCAGAGCTTTTATTCAAAATTGGAAGAAACGGGCCAGCCTTGGAGCCTCAAGCAAGACTATATGCTTAACGTGTCGTCCAATACGGCTGACTATTTACTCAGTCTGGACGATTCATACGGTAAGCCACTTCAAGTACTCACCTACTACCCTCAAAATCCTTCTTACGTTCAGCGTCAGGTAGAGTTCGTAGAGTTCGCGGATATGAACTTTAACTGGCCGTTTCCTGTGAACATGGCGTCATGGTTGTGGACGGACGGTTCCAACTGCACGGCTATGCGCATGGCGTTCTATAAGCAAGATGACGGTTCAAGCTGGGTGCGAGTATTACCTCAACCTCAACTAGCAGCAAGTTATTTAATCAGCTACTCAAGTGGCGACTGGGCTAGTCAGATGGCACTGGAAAATTCGCCAGTGCTCACTCAGTTTCACCCGTTGGTAGAAACATGGGCCACGCAATCAGTATTGCCATCGTGCCAATGGTTAGCCGACCAGAAGTACAACATGGCGCATCGAGATGAAATTGCGCGAGCGTTGGAAAATGACCGTGTGCGACTAGAAGATGACTTTGACCGCTATCGACGCTACATGGTGGATGATCACATGGGGATTCGTCGCTCATGTTTTGACGGCGAAGACGTTGGAACGTGGATGTAAATGTCACTGGCCCTTCACACGATACTGCGCGAGGCCGCACTGAGAGTAAACGCCTTAGTTGGCGCAATAGCGCCGGCGCTGGAAGTCACCTATGCGGCGCTTCCTCTTACTAGCACAGTCTTTCAATCATCCATTTTTCCCTTTACTGCGTTTTTAGATCAAGAGACGGCTAGTGTCGCTCGATTCGCAAACGCAATAAGTGAAACGGGCAATCATCCTTGGCGGTCATTTGTTGGATTCACCGTCACCAACACGTTAGCCAGTGGTGATTCAATGCCTTCAGTCGGCAGTAACGGCGATCCGATTGTTGGCATCTACGGTTCGGTATTAGACAGTGATGATCAGACAATTGTCTGCACTGAATATCCTGAACAGGTAATACGTAGACGATTGCAAAATCCCTCCATCTGGTCGATTCCTGTTTACGGGTTCAAGATGTCAGGGGACGGAATTACCCACACGCGGCCTAATGGTGTTGTGGTGCAGGTTTGTACGTTTAACTGGACCAAGGTAGCTGCGCTTGTGGCTGCTAATGGTAGCCTGCCATTACCCGACTCGCTGGCAAATGCGATTGTTTACGACATGGTGGGAGCGCTGGTGCGCGACGATGAGTTCATGGCGCAAGCGCGGGTATATCGAGCGTATGCGGACAATGTAGAACAGTCCATTCGACAGGGGTTAACCAGCGTGACGGAGCAAGCCATTGCTGGCCCGACGCTCACTCCAAGTTAAGTCATGGCAACTTATCAGACGCTGATCGATCTCGCATTGCAGCAAGCCCTTGCTGGTGGAGATCAGTTGCGCTCAGCTCTGCTCGACGCTGACATGACGATGGAATCACTTGTCCAGCAAGTGTTTCAACAAGTGGCACTCAGATACGCAGGTGGTGACTCGGATTCTCAATCATTACTACGTGCTACGCATACAGTCGCGCTGACTAATGGCGTGGGTACGTTGCCTGACGAGGCGCTGACCTCGTGTATCTGGGGATCGTCAGTAGACGTGGACGGTGAGCCACTAATCGGCCCCGCAATGTCGTATATCCCGTGGATAAGCTTTACGCAGCCAAGTGATAATTTATTAGGTTACTATTCTGTCCGTGGTAACACTGAATTCTATTGGATTGATCCTAACGAAACCTACACGCCGGGAGCGGGACGCACAGGTAATGTGGAGGTAACGATTGCTTCAGTGCCTTTAGTGCCCGCGAGCGCGAGCGATCCAGTGGATGTTCCCAGTGAATGCTTCTCTGATTTAGTGACCGCGTTGGCCGTGGCGATTAGTAGCGTGATAGCTCGACAACAGAAAGCGGCGTAATGTCACCTGTTAGAACCATCCACCCAACAGCCTACCAGCCCACCATTCCGCGATCTGGTGACACGCCCGATGACGCGATATTTTCAATGTCCAACATCATCCTCCGTGGGCAAGGGGCATTAAAGTACGCCGAGTGCTATGCAGGAAGTTACGACCTTAGTGAGACGATTGCCACTTCTGCTCTTACCGGAACATTGGCAGTTAGCACGGCAACGAAAACAGTCACGGGCAGTGGCACGACTTTCGTCACCGAACTTCATCTCGGCCAGTACGTGTTAGTAGCGAACGCGGCGAGTACGGCGTCTACACTGCTGACCGTCGAACGCATCGTCTCAGCCACGAGTTTTATTACCAGCCAATTCCCTGACTTCACTGAATCAGGTCGCACAGGGACACGTCTACCCATTATTTTCGCAGTGGACACACAGCGAGGCACGGCGTTGCGCGGCAATGTTATTAGATTAGACAAGGGAACGTTATTCTCTGTGGGCGATGGGGTATTTCGGTTAGATGGTAATGCGATAAACTCGTCCTTAACACTCACCCGCCGCCCCAAAATAAGCTTGTACGCACCTGCCAGTGGTACTTACACTAGTTTCACCTTAGGCATGCCAACATCTGCCGCGCCGGGACTAGCAGCGGTGGGTGGAGGCTCGCCGGGAATGCAGGCGGGAAGTTACTCGATAGTGATTACTCCTGCACGCAAGGAAACTCTTGGATTTAACAACCCATCCACTCGTGCAGATGTAACACTCGCCACAGGTGACAAAACCCGTATTACCTTCCCTGCGATGGACACAGCCAGTGGACAAAACGCATGGATTGTCTGGGGTACGACATTCGCCGCGTCATTAGGTGCAGACAAGAACTACCTTGAAGGCCCGTGGTTCAAAGTACAAATAGTAGACGATACCCAGGTATCACCGGTAGGTGGGACGTTTGACGTTGAATGGTTGGACGCGGAAATTGAACGGCAAGATGCAGTGACATTTGACAACGATGCGCCAACCGACGCGGAGTTTGTCGTAAACTTCAATAACGTACCCGTGTACATCAGCTGCCAGGGGATACCGAACGCTGCGGGTAGTGTCACGTCGCCGGGGCCGTTTATCGTACCAGCAAAGCCGAATAACGTAGAAGCCGCTCCTTTGGTGTTGGCGTTCTCATCGTCACCACCAGAGATTATTTACGGAGTGACAAGCGGGGCCGGTCGGCTATATTTACTCACCTCTACGCATTTGCAAGTTGCTCAAGGCACACCACAGCAAGACGTGCCAGTTATTATTCAACCATTCTGGCATAGTGGATTCACTAACCCTTATCAAGTGGCGTTTTTCAACGGACGGCTATATGGATTTCCGGTTAGCGGCCCAACGCGGTCAGCGTCTGAAGGTGAGGAGGGTAGCGAAGAGGTATCATTCGCCGCTGCCGTGCAAGCAATTACTGGGAGTTGGGTGCCTGCTCGCGTAATGGTAGCCTACGATCCGGTTAACACTGCAATCTGTTTCTTCCATGCATGTGATTCGCTGAACAGTAGTGGGTATTGGACAACGAGAGTTTTAATGTTCGGCGTGCAGCAGGATAAATGGATAGGAGACGTGACGCTCACTTCCACATCTCGCGATATGATTGTTAGCGGCGTGGCGACCGTGGCCGATAGTTTAGAATTTCTTGCGGGAGGGCGCACTGCGGGTAGCACAGTAGCAACTAAAACCTACACTTTTGATACTATCTCGGGTGAGTCCGTACCGTGGCGACTAGCTCCTGCGTTCAGTGACACTGGCGACGAGTTGCGTTCACACGTAATTAAACGCATACGAGCAACGGCCAAGTCAACGTCGGGATCGTTGGGTGTATTTGGATTCCAACCAACCCAAGTAATTGACATTTCGCTGTTGGCGACAGGGAACAGCGCAAGCCTTACGGGCGCGATTAGCTTGCCGAATACAACATCGGTGGCACTTACTCAACAGTTCCAAGTCAATTGCCCTAACCTCGATGTCTCCACAATCCAGATACAAGGCACATGGGGCGGCACGGGTAATAAAGATAGAGTTGACGAGATCCTTTATGAGCTAGCCCCGCAAGGAGTCCGTAGATAATCATGGCAATTCCCGGCAGTGACGTAGTTGTCGATCCCACCATCGTGTATGACCAGTACAACACTACTGGTTCGTCGGTGGAGAATTTCTTTCTCAATGAGAACTTACCGCCGGGGAGCGCGGTCACGACTGTAAACGGGGTCGCTGGGCCGATTATTAACATCACTGGTGGGAGTACGGGATTGGCGTTCAGCGTGGGCGCGTCACCAGTCATCCTCAGTGGCACGACGGTAGCGGCCAGCGGTGGCACGGGTCAATCAAGTTATGCAGTTGGTGACATTCTCTACGCGTCAGGTACAACGGCCCTTAGTAAACTTGCAGATGTTGCCACCGGCAACGCGCTTCTCTCCGGCGGGGTAACGACCGCCCCCGCATGGGGGAAAGTTGGACTCACTACGCATGTCACAGGTGTGTTGCCTAATGCCAATGGGGGGATGGTGAAGATTAACGCGGCAGCAGTTGCGCCAACTGTTACCGATGATAGTTCAGCGGGCTATAGCGTGAACTCATTGTGGACAGACACCGTGCTTCAGGACGGCTATATGTGCATGAGCGCAGCAGTGGGCGCAGCGATCTGGAAGAAGATAACGCCATGACCACTATTCGCCGCCTCAATCCTGACACTGACCGAGGGCTACTTGTTGATGCTTACGCATGGGAAGCTTTTGCGCCTCGCTGGTTTAAGGATGCGGATAAAGTATTCGGGCCACCGACATTGGTTGATTTCATCAAAGGAACGGAGCAGGATGATCGAGCAACATTCGGGATATTTGATGACGAGATTGCTGGTCTGATTATCCTCACATTGCGAGATAGCGCGGTAGAAGCTGACCTGATGGCTCGGCCTGGTGTTTCGCTTGAAATTATCGCGGCAGGTGCGTCGTCTTTACGTGATGCCGTATTCAGCGACTTACCTGTCACGGCTATTTATTGCTGGCTAGCGAGAAAAAACTACCCCACTAGAAAGTTGTGTGCCATAATAGGTTTCTGTGATAGTGGACTACGATTACTCAAGGGCGTATATCGCGGGCGAGTCATTGAGTGGTATCGGTTGGAAATCACGCGAGAGGCATGGGAAACGGAACAGCTAGCACTTGCCGCTTGATAACTTAACCTGATAGGTGGAATACCTGACGGGCCGTGTGGGTGAATCAATTCGTGGATACGAGTTGCTTGACCGATACGGCCCCTTTTCATTGTTATGGGTAAAAAAAAATCAGAGACTACGCAAAATCAGACGCAGAGCCAGAACCAGAACTATAACAACGCGTCTACGAATTCTTATAGTCAGATCACGCCCAATGACACTGCTGACATTAGCAAGTTTCGAGATTGGAATCCGCAGATCGATCCAGGTTTAGGCGCGCAATATGGCGCGGCGCATGAACGGCTTCACAGTTCATTCATAAACCCCCTCGGCGGTTACTCCACGCCACAGATGCGTGACGCCCAGCAGCGTACTGGTGATAGACAGTTAAATCAAGATGAAGCTAGTGCCTTTAGAAGCGGTCAATACGATGTTAACAATCAAAAGGCGGGACAACTTGGGACACTAGCAACGTTGACGGCTCCGCGACTTGTACAGACAGGCTCTACGGCTAGTGGCACGGGGACGAGTTCAGGAACATCGTCAGGGACGGGGACGACGGTACAGTCAGGTGATCTGTTAGGGCAAATCCTCGGCGGTGCGGCGCAAGTCGGTTCAGCCGCGTTGATGTAACCACGGAAATGAATAAAAATATCATCGAACAATCTCTCGCTACGGCAAAGTCTCCCGTAGTGCTGTCATCGCCTGCGCTGGTCGTAGATGCGTCCTTGCTCGCGCTCTCGCTTTCTTACTTCTGGACGTTCCCTTCGTTTCCTTGCGGCAATCTTGGCTTTTTCTCTGCGGCGGAGTCGTTGTTCATCAGTAAGATTATGGTATCGAGCGCTTTCTATTTGCAGTTGACGCAGTTTCTTTTCTGGCGACATATTGAGCCGTCTTCGCTTACTGCCCCTTGCTTGCATCATTCGGTGTCTAGTAGCCTCTGCGGAGTCCGGCGCGATAGTTTTAGACCTAGCGTCAGATCGCTCAATAGCGCATCGTCTACATGCTCGGCCATATCCATTTTGACGATAAGATTTATACGTATTCTCGGTAGAATACGGATGACCCTTCGGGCAATGAGTTTTTTTAATATTCATAGCCGCTGGCCCTACGCCACGCAGAATGTTAACCCGCTGAGTAACCACTTCCAAGTGCCCAAAATTAACGCATCTTCGCACTCGGCAGAGATGGTCGCAGCACAACTCTTTAGGAACCAAACCGACGAACAGTTCATAGCTAAGGCGATGGGCCATTCGAGCGCGGCCATTCCAAGTCATAACACCATAGCCCTCTGCGGCGGTCGATCCTTGCCACAACCAGCATCCAGTTTCATGGTCTACCTTAATTTTCTCCAGAAAGCGCGCAAGTTGTACAAGTGTTTTTGGGAGTGTGGTATTCTTTGGGTTAGACATCATTGCCTCCTCTTAGGTAATGTTGTTTTGGTTGGCGAGAACTTAGAGGGTTCGCGCCAACCTTATTTATTATACCAAAAATCGCATGAATCTAGTGAACAGTTTTAATATCATTGAGGAGGCGTTGAGCCGGTCGGCTAGTCCGACTGTACTTTGCTCATTTCAAAAAGACTCAATGTTACTGCTTTGGATGGTGAGACAGATTAATCCAAATGTGCCTGTAGTCTGGTTTCACGATGCTCGGGACCCATTTGCCGAGAGTGTGATCATGGATTGGGACTTAACAGTATTCTCGTATCGACCCGCCGACAGGTATCTCGTGCCGAGTGGGAATGGAATGATGTTAGTAGACGAGTACGCGATAGGCGCGGCCAGATTACCAACATTGAGAGACGTGGTAGAGGGTGAGCGGTGTGGATTAGAATCACTATCAGCCTCGCGCACGCCAAATTTCAACTACCCATTCGACATCACCTTTTTTGGCTTCAAGGCAGCGGACGCGACGGATCATGAGATTACAAACCACGCAATACTGCCTCAACAATTCATTCTCGGCCATACCACGATGGTTGCGCCGTTGCACGAGTGGAGTAACAAGGACGTGTTGACCGCGATAGATGAACACGGCATCCCGTACCAGCCACGCGACGATTCGGTGACTATGTGCCAGCAATGTGCGAGTTCGTTAAGTCGCTGGAATGGTACGACGGCGTTATCAATCTTTCACAAACGATTTGGTTTCGAGCAAGTTCACTAAGGAGACAATTTCATGGCAATCACAAGTATCAATCGCAACGTCGTCACACAACTGCTATCGGCAAGTGGCAATGTTAATTTTGAGAGCGATCAAGTGCAATGCGACTGCACGAGTGGCGCGATTACCGCAACGCTATACCCATCGCCCGGTGACGGCGCTTATCATCGAGTAGTAATAGAGAAAACTGATTCGAGCGCTAACGCAGTTACCGTCACGGACAGCACGTTTACCTTCTCACTCACCAATCAGTATGACAGTGTGATCTGTGAATTGACGGCGGCGGGCGCTTGGGTTGGCACCGGGTCGTTTGATTCAGGAGGATCGGGTAATGTGGTTGGCCCAGCGTCGGCCACCGCAGACGTTCCAGTGTTGTTTAGCGGTACTACTGGAAAGATAATCAAGAACTCGACGCCCACAGGCACGGGCAATCCAGTGCTACAGACTACGCCAACCTTGACTACGCCTGTCATTGGGGTAGCCACAGGAACGTCACTGGCCGCATCGGGACTTATCACGTCATCTTCACCGACAGCGGGTATCGGTTACGCGACGGGTGCAGGGGGCGCGGTTGCGCAGGGCACAAATCGCACCACAACGGTTGTGCTTAACACCATAGCCGGAGCGATTACGCTTATTTCGGCGGCAGGGTCAGCTACTCCGGCATCATTCACGGTAACTAACTCGGCAGTAGCGGCTACCGACACCGTGATCGTCAGTCAAAAGTCCGGCACCGATCTATATGAGATTTTCGTCACAGCGGTTGCGGCGGGAAGCTTCAGGATTACCAGCTTCACCACGGGTGGAACAACGGTTGAAACGCCGGTGTTCAACTTTGCAGTTATCAAGAGCGTTGCCGCATAAGGAGGCCTTGCTATCGCCCTCATAGGTCTCAGCAGCTTCCAGCTCACCCCTGCCGTGAACGGCGGGTATAATACCGATGCGCTTACGGTCAGATGGTGGTACGGGCGGGGATTTATTGACAGTTCGACGGTGTCAGTGCAGGGCGGTAATGGTGCGTCAGGTTTCTACATAACCTCCATTTGTACGGTAGATGGTAATGGGATTATCACCGTACCGTCTACGTCGATCTATTCGACTTTGGACGCGATTGATCCTGCCCCACAGTCCATTCAATTCTTTGGACGACTCTACAGCGGCAATACGCCGAGACAATGGATTACTGCATTCAACTCCACGCCGACTGGCTGGGTCGTCCAAAATCCTACGCCACTGAGCGCCCTCACGTTTGAGGAGTTGGTATTAGAAAACCAATCAATTGTTCTAGCCAACCCGCCGCAAACTTTCTGGACGATAGCTCAGACACAAGCGTATATTGCATCACAAGGAACGTCGCCTCTGGCGAGTGATGTGGTGTTTGGGCGGACAAAACTGGATATTGCGCCTACTTCAGCCATCAACCCGGTCGCGGTTGGGGCAAATAGCTACGCAGCAACCAATCATCTTGGTATTACTAAACTTGCCACAGCGCCTTTGTCTGCGACTAATCCCATCGCCGTTGGTAGTAATGATCCGCGATTAGGCGGCTATATCAATGTTATGGCCTACGGTGCGATCGGTGACGATTCAACAGATAACTCAACCGCATTCACGAACGCACAAACAGCAGCAGCGGCAGTAGGTGCGGCTCTTTATATTCCGGTAGGTACGTTCCGAATGATTGGCGGGTTCGCATTTACATCTCCAGTGATATTCGCTCCAGGTGGGATCGTCAAACACGCCGGCGGTTCGCTTTCTTTCTCAAAAGCGGTCATTGCCGACCCTTCACCGCACTTCGCATCAACCTCGACGATAAGCGTTTCATTTCCCGGAAACACTTCGATTGATCGCTATTACATTGATTGGTGGGGGACACCGGCAGGGTCTGATGATACAGCGATTTGCGAAGCGGCGGTTGCGGCGTTTCCCATTGGTGCCTACGTTAAGCTGATTCCTAATCGGGTCTATGCAACGCAAGGGCTGACGGTGAAGCAAGGTCAGACATGGGATCTGACCGGGGCCACGATTATCGCCTTACCCGGTACTTCTTTTCCAAATGAAACATTCGATATTGGCGCAACAAATCCCCTGGATTTGAATGGCACGTTCTGGACGACTAACACGGCGATGTCTAGCGCGATAGCGGGTGCTACGTCGATCACGGTTACGAGTTCAGCGGGGTTTACGGCGGGAGATCGCATTGTCGTTTCAGCCGGATCGTTTACAGGGTCGGGGGTAGAGTTTGGGCCGATTGAATTTAATACTGTTGCATCAATCCCTGACGGTACTCACATCAACGTCAAGACACCGTTGGCTTATAACTATTCCGGCTTCGGACTCGCTGGCGCAGCAAATCTCAAGGTCTATAAAGTCCCGGCGAATCAGCCGCGTAACATTAAGATATTTGGTGGCACGATTCAACCTTCCGCATCTTTTACTGGACCGTACCTTAATATCAACGGAGCGGAGAATGTTGAAGTTTGTAACATTCTATTTAACGGTCTGGCAGGAGGGCTGACTACGGGCGGGTATGTTAGTGGGCTAAATTTCCACGACTGCCAGTTAAAAGGAAACGGATTGATTTCAGCAGCGGTCAACTTTAATTTCGCTTCCTTAGTTTACAGCCGCATCACTGATAACCTGCTAAGCCTAGGCGGTAATACCTTACTTAATGGAAGTAACCTTGAAGTTACCTGCCATGACAATATCGTTTCGGACAATATCATCGGGCCGGTGCGAGCAACCGCAGTTGCGGGGATCGAGTTCAATAAGTCATCGTTCAATAATCAGGTTACTGACAATAACATCTGGGGACTGAGTGCCGACGTAACCGCGAACGTGATTACACGGGGGATTAGAACGCAGAGTTCGCCAGCGGGCACGGGAAATCTCATACAAGGAAACACTGTTAGAAATGTTTTCATAGGCATTGCCGACAACGCTGACAATTCCCTTGTAGACGGCAACGTCCTCGCGTCGGTATCCTCTCCTAGTACCTCGACCGGCATACTCACGGACAGCTTGAAGGGGACCATTGGGGATAACACGATCACCGGGTTTGATCGTAACACGGTTGACAGTGCCCTTACAGGCGTTCCGACCTTACGACGAACCTTGGGAAGGTCATATAGATTCGAGGGTAACGGCTCGCCTGAAGGCGTGATTACCGCGCCGGTTAGCTCGATGCATAGTCGGCTGGATGGCGGTGCATCCACCTCTTTATATGTGAAAGGAAGCGGCACTGGCAATACTGGATGGGTTGCCCTTGGCTCGGGATCGTCCTCAGCGTTGACCCAAGTAGACGTTTCCTCCTACGCAACAGGGGGTGACGGCTCGCCCGGATCGCCGTGGACTGGCTGGAATGCCGCTACACCTTGGGCGGCGAACACGGCTTTCTACTTCAAAGATGGTTACTACTCAACATCGACTACAGTCCTCTGGGGGCTCTCAGGAATTGGGATCATCTTTTCTCCCGGCGCGATTATTAACTATACAGGGGCCGGTGTGGGCATTAGGTTTGACGCTACTGATTACGTTTCAAACGTCGGAGCGTACTTGGTCTATATCAACGTAAAAGGATTGCGACTTCGCACCACAACGGGTACTGACGGGGTGGTAGTAAATCGCGTTTTCAACTGCTCGTTTGATTTGAATGTTGGCGGGTTTAGTTCTCATCAGACCTATTTTTACCGAAGCATCACTAATCTAGTGTGGCTGAAATCTACAACCGGGTCGGAGGCAAATAGCATTGCCAATAACGGTTTCCCGAATGTCACTACCTATGGCGATTACGCACTATACATCGCTGATGATGGCGGGGGCAGTTGCAATGAAAACGAGTTCTTCGTGAACATTGAGAACGCGAAAATCGCTGGCATCTACATGGGGAAGAGTTATCGAAACTCGTTCTCCGGAACGTCTGAGGGTAACGGGGTTGGGCCTAGTCTTGGGTGTGGGATGATCGTCTCGGCTAATGCTTCGTGGAACTACATTGCACTCGACAATGAAGGCAATCCGGGCGGCGAGCAGATTTACGGCCCAAACAATGTCTTTATGTCGAACATCTTCACCGATTTAGTGCGGCTGTATTCGGGTGCATACAGAAACACCTTTTTTGGTGGATTGTTCGATTCCGTTCAAGTTGATTCAGGGGCCAATGGAAATGAGTTCCATCGCGGCACTTACAACTGGTCTGGGTCAGGAACTATCGTAGACAACGCGATTAATACCTACTGGGATTTGCGCGACAAAGCAACGGGCAACCTCAAGGCTAAGTATGCATTCGGCGGCGAAGGCGATCACTTGGGGTTGTCGGTTTTCAATAACTCGCCTATCACCTATGCAGCCTATCTTGAAGCAGTAACTGCCAACGGTGCGGTCGTATCGAGACTGCAATCCGCAGCGAACGGAAACGGCTACACCGGAACATTCAGCGTGCATCCGTTCGGACTGCTCACCAGCGGCACTCCTCGAATGACCGTATCTGCATCTCAGCCAATTTTCACTCTAGCACCCGTTGCGTTTGCCAGTCTTGGTGCGCCAACGGCGGGGAGTTTTGCCTACTGCTCGGATTCCAATACGGCGACGTGGGGCGCGACGATTGCTGGTGGTGGGTCAAATAAAGTGTTGGCTTTTTTTGGGGGCACAAACTGGACTGTTTTCGCTGTGTAGGGGAGTTTTTGTTACTAGGGAGTAATGTAATGGCAGAACAATTAGGATGGTATAACACGGTCACGCTCACAGCGGCAGCCACGGCGCAGAGCATTTACGCTCTGGTCACAAACACGTCGTTAGCCTATGCGCTGCCGAAGAACCTTCCCGGCCAGTGCGTGTCACTGAGTTTTACCGCAGACGTGCCGATTAAAGTTGGGTTTGCCAGCGGTGATCTTGATGATACGCACGGTGGGGGTTTAGGGGCCAACACTCCATTTACAGACTCCGCAAGCGGCGTATCGGGTAATACTATTCCCTTGGGACAAATGTACGTTTATAGTCCTACTGCAAGCGGTACGGCCACTTTAACTATTTACTTGAGATTTGTAGGGTAATACACTGAAACGAAATTCTGGGAGCGCGGGTTCACGCTCGCGTGGCCTTTGTCGAAAGGAATGGCATGTCAAGAAAAACAAAACTTAAAGCAGTACCCACCAACGGGCAAGACGTGGAAGCGCTAGCGGCCCAAGCAAAAATCGAGAGACAGAAGAAATGCAGCGAAGGGCTGAACAAGGTTTTAGCTGCACATAACTGTCAATTCACGGTCTTAGTCCAAGTAGGGGACAAAGCTGTACCACTCGATCAGGTTCTAAGTTTACCGTTGCAGTTAATGGTTACGTCGAAATGAGGCTACCATGAATACCAGTTCAGTAGGGCCACAACCCGGCGCATCACAAACCGTTGGCGGATCGACGCTACCGGCTAGCCCAACCCCACGCCAAATTTTCACTAAGACTAGCGGCGGCAGCGAGGGGATGTATATTTGCATCACAGGTGGCGCGTGGCTGCTATTAGAAGCCGCTAGCGGGGCTGGAACGGTGACAAGTGTCAGTGTAGTTTCAGCGAACGGATTCAGCGGAACTGTGGCGAACCCTACGACCACCCCGGCGATCACGATTAATAACCCTACAGCACTTGTCGCGTCTACCTCTATCACTGCCCCGTTCTTCGCTTCTGCTGCGGCTGACGTAGCTGACGCGGGAGCGGTCAGGTTAGGCAACACAGAAGTCGTTGCATGGGAAAAAGCTACACCGGGAACTGACTGGACGCTAGGTGTAAATGCCTCCGACATTTTAGCGACAAATGCACCCTTCCAAGCCTTAACTTTTAATAAAGTCACGATCACGCAACCCGCTTCAGGAGCTATATTGACCATTCCTGATGGTGTAACGCTGAACGCTGGAGCGGGTGGTACGCTAGGATCGAATGCGTTTACGTCAACTGCTTATGCACCGTTAGCATCGCCTACATTCACAGGAACTGTCACTATCCCAACTCCGTTCACTATCGGCGCAGTGTCGATGACGGCAACCGGAACTGAGTTGAATTTCGTGGCTGGTGTAACGAGCGCAATTCAAACTCAATTGAATGCGAAGCAATCCACCGTTACGTTTGGCACAGGCGTGCAGACAGCTTTAGGGGTCAATGTAGGTTCTGCGGGCGCTCCTGTCCTTTTCAATGGCGCTGGCGGAACGCCCTCAAGCCTTATTCTCACCAATGCTACTGGACTCCCAGCAGCATCAGTTTTGGCTGGTAGTTTTGGCGCGGGTGCGTTCGTTATTAGCACATCGCTCCAAGCTGCAACCATCGAACTTGGCGCGGCCACGGATACTACGTTGTCCAGAGTCTCGGCCGGGGTGATAGCGGTAGAAGGCGTTAACGTCCTCGCATCTGGCGCTACCGGGGTGCAGACGTTTCTTACTACTCCCTCAAGTGCGAATCTGCGGGCAGCATTGACCGATGAACTTGGCACTGGCGCAGCACTCTTTGATGGGGCTACGCCCACTAGCTTTGTGGGTACTAATATCTCAGGCACCGCCGCGAGCTTAACCGCAGGGACTGCCACGAACGCAACCAACACTGCGGTGACTGAAGACACAACCACTAACGCCACGGTGTACCCTACGTGGGTCACGGCGAACACCGGGAATCTTCCGCAGAAGACCACATCAACCAAGCTGACGTTTAATCCCTCAACAGCGGTGCTTGCCACTACAGGCAACATGGGTATTGGTACGGCGACTCCCGATCTCATATCTTCCGGGTTCCGTACCCTAACAATCCAAAGCTCATCAGCGCGGGCCAAGCTTGAGATGTCGAACACCGCAACAAGTACCGCTGGTGTGGCCGGGCAGATTGACTTTCTGAATGGCTCTACTCAACTGGCGGCCATACAATCAGTAGCGGACGGAGCTACTAATTCAGGATACTTAGCGTTCTTTACAAATAGCGCGGGCGGTGGGCTTACTCCTCAAATGTACATCAGAGCAACCGGAGTGCTGAACTTCAATACCGCGAATTACAACACCGGATCGTTGACTGTAGTTGCCGGGGTGATGACCGCTTCATCTGACGAGCGACTGAAAAATATACAAGGGCCATTTACTCGCGGATTGGATGCGATTCTAGCTCTTAATCCGATCCTGTATACATGGAAGCCGGAATCGGGAATCAACTCTCCTTTGACCTTCGCGGGCCTTGGGGCACAGAACGTAATAAAGTCAATTCCAGAGGCAGTGTCACTTAATGGGAACGGGTTTTACACGCTGAGCGATCGTCCGATTATTAGTGCTCTGATAACTTCGATCAAGGAGCTGAACGCGCGGATTGTTACCTTAGAACAGGGGAAACAGTGAAACGACGTGTACATGGTTTTCGTGATTTCAACTCAGTAAGGATGACTAGCTGCAACTATTCCGCGTCTCTAGCAGACTCAAGAGCAGCGGCGTGGACGATGATTTCCAGTTTGTCCGTTGGGTAGTAAGTGAATCGCCCCGCGTACCGTCCACCCAACGGCACAGGTTCGTTAGTTGAAATTGGACGCTGAATCTTAACTATCATGCTGTTACCCTTCCTTCCAAAGCTCTATACTTGAGTACCCGATGTCAAAATCAGATTTTCAATCGCCATCAATGAACGTCACGATCTCGCCGTATTGCTCATTAAAACTTTCAACGTAGTGATCGCAATTCATTCCGAGCACGTCATTAATGAAACTGCCCCAACTCTCAAATCGACAAATGAAAGCCACATCAAGCGCGTGGGCAATCCGAAGCAGGGTTTTCACGGTTACATTAACAGGGCAATAGATGTTCTCAAGTCGGGCGATCATGGATTGATGCAACCCTGCCTTGTCCGCCAGTTGACCTTGTGTTAGCCCCCGGCGCGTTCTGATAGTTCGCAGTTGATTGCGAAGTCGCCACGCCATGAATACAGCGTTCGCTTGATAGCGCCATTCTTTGTCGCGCATTTTTGCGATTAAGTCCGCCTCTTCACACGTCTTGAGGTATGCAATCATTGCGTCCTGTTCAGCCACAGACGGCATTCGGATCGAAGCGACACTTACGCGCTCTAAAGCACGCAAAGATAAGTTCCGCGCTTTCATCTTAGCGCAGTCAATCGCTCGCTTCAGCCCACCGTTTTTATTGAACGCGCTCATTCTGTCTCACCGGGTACTAAGGTCTCCCAAAACTCTCAACCCTTTCTCGGTCACCCGAGCACGGTTCCCTTTTCTCTCGATTAGTCCGCGCGATTCAAACTCGTGAACGATAGACGGAGACACCCAGATATTCGGAGCGATCCAAGCCCAGTCCTGGTAGACAAGCTCGGCCCCTTTTAGTGCGATGCGGGCGAGTTCTGCGGTGCGTCCTGAAGGGCTTTTCATTGGGTTGTGTACCTCACGCGGCTAACCGCGTTTGCTGTCGTAGTAAAGACTGCGAAGTCGAAAGGATCGTAGTCCTGCCACATGTGCGCAACGTACCAATGATCCTCAATCTGAAAATACATTCGGCGCCCGCGCCCGACCTCGAAATGGAAAGCAATCTCTCGTCCGTCAATGGTCTTATATTGCTGATCCCATCCGCGTCCTTGAGTCCACGACATGCGTGGGCGCGGCGTTTTGTGTGCGATTACCACCTTAGACTTGTTACCGTCAACAAACAGCTTCATGCTGCCCTCATTTCTTTCTGTGCGGCCTCATACGTCGCATCTGATAGCACTCCGATGCGGATCGCCTCGGCTCTATTCAAAGGAATCCAACTATGATGGCGCCTGCACAGCGCGATCCCGTTCGATAGTTCGTACTTCAGATCGGGCCTCAGACTTTTCTCTGCAATGTGATGGGCATCAAGGACACCCGAACACGCGATCCCAGTAAACCCGTATGCGCCTAGTCCGCGAAACCGCGACACTTGACACTCGTTTCCGTCGCGCGCTTTCACCTTCCGTGCCCACGCTGCCAACTTCGCGTCAGGCTTCGCCTTGAGCGACTTCTTTCGATGAACCAGGCATCGGTTCGGCCCGGTCCGCAAACGACGCGGAGAGACGAAACTAAGAGCACCGCAGACCTCACAGAGCATTGGGACGTGGCCCGGCTTGGCATACTCCATTTCCATTGCCCCTGGTTTACGCTTGGCTATTCGCTTCGCTAGAAGCGCAGGGTAGTCAGGCTTTTTGAATCCTTTGTGATGTGGTTTGCGGGGTAGCATTTCGGTTCTATCTCAGATAGTAAATCAGCCAGTAGACGATGTAGCCCCACCCGAAAAACGCCGCGAGCATGGCCCACAAAAAAGCATGGAACGTGTGCCATGAAAGAATGAACGCCACGATCCCGCCGATTGAAAACCCGCCGCCAAAACAACCGCAACCGCTTGATGATTCATTCTCTGCCATAACTACTCTCCCTCTTCAGTTGCCCGGCCTTCGTTCTCCGCTCTGCTCTGCGGGAGCAAGTTGTTTCAGTTCGGCGTGTAGATCCTCAATCGTTGCTCGCATCGCATCGTAATTCTCAAGGCGTGTCACTGATCCATCAACGCTCAACAATGCCGCAAACTCATCGTCTGTAATCAACTCCGCATCGTGTAAATCGTGACGCGAGTAGCGAACGAGATCCCGCAACCGTTCGTTCTCGTTAATCGCTTCGATGGCCCATAGCACGGCGGATCGCTCAGCCTTATCAAAATTCAAGTCTCTATTTGGCGCGGACTCGATGCGTTCCCGAAGATGTTCAGCGCGTCGCGTCAAAACTTCTAATCGTCGAGCATGCCGTTGTGCCGGCGTTCGCTCTGCCATATCTACTTTCCCTCTACTTCACGAATCTGAAACTTATAACCGCCGTGTTCTAAAGTTGCGGTGTCGCCACTTACCGAAACCAGGAATAGGGTGCTCAGGTAGTCGGCTACTTCTTGAATTCGCTCGCAGCGTTCCTTGTGTGCTGCTTGCTGGGCAGTATGATCGTCAAGGTCATTCCTGAGCTTAGCTTTCTGCCTTGTGATGGTTTCCGGTGAAGCTTGCGGCTTGCACCGCTTGCATGAATAGAGACCGCTCGTATCCGGCTCGTCAAGAGGGTTGCGCGTCCAGATGTGCGCGTTAGTTGCGCGCGGAACATAAGAACACTCTTGGGTATGAACAACGCGGGCATAGGAATGTCTCGCGCCTTTTGTTGTGACGTACCATTTTCGTGGCTCGTCTTCAAGCTCTGCCATATCCTCTCAACCTTCCCGCGCGTCCTCCGCGCTCAGTGTTTCAAGGCTCTGCGCGGGCGCTTCCTCGATCTTATATATCTCTGGTTTGAACGACTCGGTGCAGACATCGATCACGTTTTGGTTCTTCGTGGTAAACGTGTACTTGTTCAGCGCGTAGCGTGATTCATGGACGCCCCACATTCGCAATTCATACAGGAACAACCCCGCAGTCGTGCGATCAAAGAACATGATCTGGTAAGTTTTCTTCTTTGCCATCATCCCTCCTCTACGGGTTAGATCCCGCACTCAAATCAGTTCCCTTACGCAGTCTGCTCAGCTACTTGTTTCGCTGTTACCTCTTCGTAAGACCTCAAAGCCGTCCGCGCTGCTTTGATCGCATCGTTATCTACGTGGGCCACGATGTAATCGAGACGCGGATCGTCAAACTCGACTCCAAAGTTGAGAATTTCTTTCAGCGCAGCCGCGAGCCCTGCTACTGCTTCAGCGTGACGGCTAGCCATAGCAAACCAATCGTCGTCGGGTGTGGTGTGATCGGGATCGTAGGAGTTGACTGCGGTGACGATTTGCTGACCGGCTTCCTCGCTGACAGCAACAGCGAGAAGGTTGGCGACTCCGTCAACGATCCGATTTCCGTCCAAAAGAAAAACTTTCTTTGGTCGCGGCGTTGCTACGTGCGTTTCAAATTCAGCCCCGCACTCAGAACAGAAATCAGGCGCACCTGTCGTCGTATGAATAAATGCCGCGCACCGTTTGCAAAGCCACGTTTCAATAAGAACGAGCGATTCCTTCTCAACCTGAACCGCAGTGCCAGTATTTTTGTCGGCCTCTGAGGGAAAGGAACGGGCGTTCCATGCGATCCACGTTCTCTCATGGAAGTGCTCCACGCGATCCTCTGTTATCAGTGTTCGCCAGCATTCCGCTTCATGTTTAATAGAAGCCCAGTGATTTCCTTCGGCCGTCGGAACGGCCTTGCAAAACGGACAAGACTTCAGTTGTTCAGAATTAACCGACATGGAGACACCTCTTTCGTGTTAAAATGCAGTAATTAAGATGGTTAAGACGTTCCGATATCGAATCTATCCGAGCAAGCGCCAAGCGCAAACGCTTAACGATCAGTTGTCCGTGTGCTGCGAGCTTTACAATGCCGCGCTCCAAGAAAGACGCGATGCTTGGAAGCTTGAGCGCAAGCCGATTAGTCGCTTCGACCAAATCAATCAACTGCCTGCAATCGGCGAATCGCGTCCGGACGTTGAGAGTCTCAATACTGGAATACTTGAAGATGCGATTACCCGCGTCGATAAGGCGCTCAAGGCGTTCTTTCGCCGCGTGAAGGCCGGAGAGAATCCTGGCTACCCTCGATTCAAATCGTTCCGTCGCTATGGCTCCATGACCTTCCGACAGATTGGGAAGGCCCTCAACGGCAACAAGCTGCGCATCTCCAAAGTCGGCCACGTCAGAATCAGGCTGCATCGCGTGATTGAGGGGACGATCAAGACCATGACGATCAAGCGAGAAGCCGGACGCTGGTTTGCGGCATTTGCTTGCGAAGTAAACCTCTCGCCGCTGCCGTTCAATCCGAACACCATAGGCATTGACGTGGGCCTCTCGCATTTTGCAACCCTGAGCGATGGATCGACCATCGACAACCCGCGTTATTATCCCGCCGGGCAATCGACCTTGAGAGTCGCGCAAAGACGCGTAGCGCGGCGCGGGAAGGGCTCTGGCCGAAGGCGCAAGGCGGTGCTGGTGTTGCAACGTGCCCATGCGCACATTCAGAATCAGCGGCGAGACTTCCACCACAAAGAATCTCGAAAGCTGGTTAATGGCTTTGGCCTGATCGCGGCTGAAGCTTTGAATATCAAAGGGCTCGCCGGCGGGATGCTGGCGAAGTCCGTCAACGATGCTGGCTGGGGACGATTTCTGAATATGATCGCGTACAAGGCTGAAAGTGCCGGGCGTGTGTTTGTTCAAGTCGATCCTCGCGGCACTTCGCAGACGTGTACCTGTGGCGCGAATGTTCGCAAGACGCTGGCTCAACGCTGGCATCTTTGTCTCTCTTGTGGTTTGTCCCTCGCTCGTGATCACGTGTCTGCTCAGGTAATTCTTTCCAGAGGTCAGGCTGACCTTTCAGGCGTCAACGTAGGTGTTTTAATGCCATGCGTTGCCTGAGAAAATTCGTTGTTTGAATCGTGCCGCCACTGTTGATTACCTCCTGCAAGGGCGGCGATTAGCTTTCCCACTGTCTCTGACACTTTGGACAAGTCGAACCCAGCGGATCGCCGCACGTCGCACACTTAGCCCGATTCTGAATTCCGCGATTCAAGTCCCGAATCTGTCGTCTGAGATGTTCCCGATCTTCTTCGACTGCGAGTAGTTTGCGAATCCGCGCTAGTAGCGAGCCAACCACGTTCGGCGTTGCTTGCGTCATTCTGCCGCTGATTACGCCACGAGCATAAGACTCAATTTCATCATCATCAGCGACAGGGTGCCGAATAGATGCCAGCGCGGGAAGCGGAGACTCGTCACGTTGAACCGAATCTTTACCTTGATCAGTTTTCATTTCTTCTACTTCCCTTCCAGTGGATTCAGTCCGCTACTCTGACTACGGCGATCTTGTCTTTGCCTACCATTGATTCGAGTTCAATCATTGGATCGATAGTTGTCCAGCCCTCAGGCAACGGCTCAACATCGTATTCGTCCTTGATATTTGGAAACGCCATCTGTAATTGAACTAACCATCGCTTAATTCCTTCAACCGCTCCGTGCTGATCGATCCGTTCCGCGAGCGTGCTAACAAATTCACTTGCTCCCGCGAGTTCAGGGAAGCATTTCAGCAGCCACGGCTTGCAAGTATCGCTAGCGCGAGGCAGTTGATGCGTAAACAAATTGTCGCCTGTCATCCAATTCAGGATCTCGTATAGATCGCCGATCCCGTTATCGCGCGGCCTCTTGCCTTCCGTGAGCAGTCGCCCGGTCGTGACGGTTAAAACCACTCGCAATGGAAATTGTTTTGTCATTCGGTTTCTCCCTTATCTAATCCGTGCTGGCTTGCTGTAAGTGTGGCGCGTGTCGAGTCGCGCTATCTCAATCGTTTCTCGGCTGCAAGCGTCGCATCCCAAACCGCCTTGAACGTAATTCCACTTTGCCGCGTGCCTCGCGTTATCCAGTTCAATCGCTTCGTCCTGGCCTTCCAAAACCGTAAATTCAAGATGCGCAGAGCAGTGTTCACAACTAATTGAAACGTGCTCAACAAGTGCATCTGCCGGCGGGACCGGGGCGAGTTCGGTATGGCGTGAAAACATCTCTCCGATCATGCTGCTACCTCCTGAAAACTTGCGGCTGGATTTTTCAGATGCACGGGACACGGCTCGCTCTTTCGTCTTAATCCGCTGTAGTCGTAAGGCCCGACTCCGTGTTTGCGATCTATTGCCTCTAGTTCGGCGATTGTGCGTTCCATTATTCCGTCACAAATCTGCTTGTAGGCTCGAATGTAATCATCGGCGGTGACGTTCAGATAGCGGGGCGATCCGCAGTTGTTACAGGCTTCTACTTTGAGTCCGTTGACGTGCCGACACTCGCAAGTCCACGCGGGAACTGATCCGGCAAGAATCACCCCCAAAGGTGCGCCCATATCAATTTGATCCTGCTCGCGGAAGTAGGCGGCGTCAGGATCGGAAGCTGCTTGTGGTTTGGTTGCTGTGTTCATGGCTATTCACCTTTCACAAGAGCAAGGGCGGCGTTGATAACTTTCATTTCAGGCGAATGCTGGTAGGCTTCCCATGCGTCGTTAGCAAGCGCGCCCGGCAATCCGATTCCATTAAAAGCGCAAATCGTTTCTTTGGCTTTCTGCAATGCTTCATACAGCGATGGCGCGGCGGCGATAAGGCGAGCGTTGGCTTGCGCTTCGATGTCGAAGTCTTCTGCCTTCTCTTCTTCGAGGCAGGGAAAATCATCGAAGTTCATCACCATTGCGATCGGCGCATTGGCGTTGCCCGCGAAGACCTCAATCGATTCGCCCAAATCAAGCTGCTGCACCTCAGCCGCTGAAGTCCACGGCCCAAGTGTATGCATCGCCTTCTCTTCCCTGTTTGCTGCTTCCATCGGACTCTCTTTCTATGTTGTGATCGACTAGGATTTGACTGGAATAAATTGGCCCGCATCAAGTCTGTACGGCTTGTTCGGCTCGATGCCGTTTTCCCCTGCCATCGCAACCGAGACGCGATATTTGCTGCCATCCCACCAGCGGATAATAAGAGTTCCTTCTTTGCCCGCCGTTGCAGTGCCGCTGTCGCCCGCCGTTGCAGTGCCGCTGTTGCCCGCCGTTGCAGTGCCTCTGTCGCCCGCCGTTGCAGTGCCGCTGTCGCCCGCCGTTGCAGTGCCGCTGTCGCCCGCCGTTGCAGTGCCGCTGTTGCCCGCCGTTGCAGTGCCTCTGTAGCCCGCCGTTGCAGTGCCGCTGTTGC